GTGCAAAGAAAACGCGGCTGGTCGCAGCAATCTTTTCCCTGACTTGGCGCAAATTATCGCAAAGACAATGGATGATTTCACATTGACCATCAAAACGCGAATTGCGGATGCGGATGCGGCGATTGAAAAGCAACGTGCAGATGACTTGGTACGGATTGAAGCAGAAGCCAAAGCAAAAGCCGAAGCTGATGCTAAATTGAAATTAGCCCAAGAAGAGGCGCGCATTCGTGCCGAGGAGCAAGCCAAAGCAAAAGCCGAAGCTGATTCACTTGCGAAAAAGCAAAAGGAAGAAGCTGGCGCGGAGGCGGAAGCACCCGCACAAAAAACATCGCCAGAAAATGCAGTCATTGGGCATCAAAAGGTTATCGCTGAATTCTTGAAATCGCGCAACTTTGGAGATCAAGAAGGAAAGATTCGTGCGGTACTAGTTGAGTTCTGTAAATTCAGCGAGTCTTTAAATGCGAGCGCATAAATTCCCATTTGTGCCTAATGGTGGGTGCGAGTTTATTCCTGACGGATACCCACCAGAAGCACCACAAACGGCACTAGAGCGATTTTTACAAGCCCGCAAGCGCACAGCATGGCGCAAGTCGATGATGACAGCACGGCACATTGAGCGTATGCCGGATTTAACAGGGAGAGCAAAATGATTGAAATGGTAAAAGTTAAGAGTGGTAGTTTCGTAATGGGATGGGTGAAAGAGCGTGATGGTGCGGGTTATTTCGGTGAAAACGCCCATCCCGTGCAAATTGCCGCTTTTGAACTCGGCAAATATCCTGTGACGCAAGCGCAATGGCGGGCGGTGATGGGTGACAACCCCAGTCACTTCCAAGATGGTGGTGACACCTGTCCCGTTGAGCGGGTAAGTTGGGACATGGCGCAGCAATTTATCCAAAAGCTCAATGCCCTGAGCGGCAAAACCTATCGTTTACCCAGCGAAGCGGAATGGGAATATGCCTGTCGCGGCGGCGAAAATCACTTGTATGCTGGCAGCAACGACATCGACCAAGTGGCGTGGTATGACGGCAACAGTGGCGATCGAACTCACCCTGTCGGACAAAAACAAGCCAATGCTTGGGGACTGCACGACATGAGTGGCAACGTATGGGAATGGGTGCAAGACGGCTATCACAGCGACTACAAAGACGCACCAAGTGACGGCAGTGCTTGGGAGGGTGAAAGCTCCAATACGCGTGTGCTGCGCGGCGGTTCGTGGAGCAGCAGGACATGTAATATGCGTGCGGCGTATCGCCTCTACGGTGTACCCTCGTTACGGGACGGAAACGGCGGCTTCCGTCTTGCCAGAACGATCCCGTAGCAATGATGACAGCACGGCACATTGAACGTGTGCCGTATTTAAAATTGAAACAAAACTAGGAGTAATTAGAATGTCAACCACAATTATCGGAACAATCGGCAAAGACCCTGAGCTTCGCTTCACGCAAAGCGGGATGCAAGTAATGGCTGTAAACCTCGCAGTTCCTTACGGCATGAAGGACAACGAAGGCAATAAGCCAACACAGTGGTACGTCGCCACGTTTTGGGGAAAGCAAGCTGAAAAGTTGCACCCATATCTCCAAAAGGGCGCACGAATTTCTGTGACGCTGAAAGATTTGCACAACGAAGAGTGGAGCAAAGATGGCAAAGGAGGAGTGACGTTAAAGGGCGACGTAATTCACTTTGAATTCGTGTCAAAGCCTAAAGACAAGCAAGGTGAAGGCGCGGACAGCGGAAAGAATTATGCAAATGCAAGCGGCGGATCGGCACGACCACCAGCAAGCCGCCCTGCACCTGCACCTGCGCCTAAAAATAATTTTGACGACTTCGACGACGACATTCCTTTTAATTAGGCTTGATAACCTTAGCTATCAATAACCAGTGCGCCTAGCGGCGCACATAACAGAGGGGTAGAAAATGAAAAACCTAACGATTCTTTTTGCACCAAACGGGGCGAACGGAGTGACCGCATCAAAACTGGAAAAGCGAAAATGCCTTGAATGTCCAAAAACAGAAAAGCAATCAGCCGGGTTCGTTCCGGCTGATGATGAGGGCAATTATCTTTTGTCCATCGACGCGAAGCACCTACTAGCCGCTGTTGAAATCCAAACCCGGCGGGTTAATGCGAAAGCCGTCAAGCGCGAGGCGCAGAAGCGTTTGCAAGGGCAAGAACCAAGCAAGCGAATGATCCGCGATATGTGTGAGCAAGTTGAGCTGGAATTCTTGGCTAAGACCCTACCCTCTATCAAGACGGTTATGGTATGGATGGACATTGCAAACAAGCGCGTGATGGTTGACACGTCAAGTTCTGCCGTTGCCGATTTAGTGGTTGAACTCCTTTCAGGTGCGGTTGACGGGCTTGGTCTGGAATTGCCGAATCGTGGCGACCTGCCAGCGAAGTTAAAGAGCTATATGCTCGACGATTCTTCATTGCCGGACGGCTTTGATCGCGGCGATTCAGTGGTTATCAAGTCGCCCGAAGAGGATTCTTCGCGGGCTGCGTACAAGGTGTTCAACCTATTTGGACTGAGCGATGAGGTTTTGCTGCATAGTGACGTGCTGGAACTTGGAATGATTTATGACGACGGCGCGCCAACGGCATTTACCTTGACATCTACAGGCTTAATCAAGAGCTTAAAAATTGGCGTTAAGCCCGAAGGCGACCTTACGACGGACTTCCGCGTATTCGCTGGAACTGTCGCGCAGATGATTAACAAACTCTTCGGGTAAGCAAACCACAACCATAAATCAGGGCGGCTTCGGTCGCCTTTTTTGTGCGCCTAAGCTTTTGTATTGAAAGAACTAATTATGATTTATGCACAAAATAAACTACAGTGTGACTTTACACACTTTGGAGTTATAACATGGCTAAAAAACTAAACCCAAGCTTCAAACGATCCCCTCATGCCAGCGTGCATGAGAACGGAAAGATTGACAGTTTCGTCGCGTCTGGTATGCGGCGAAACAGCAAGCAATTCTACGAGCTAATCGGTCTATGGCAAGCAAAGCGCGCTGACAAGTTAGAAGAACTTGACCGTCTGCAAATTGAAATCGCTGAAAAGTACCGCGCAGCAGCACGCGCCGCTGACAAGGCTAAAAGAGAGAAGGCAAAAAAACAGGTGGAGAAAAATGATTAAGCGCAAGCTGTTCGCTGGTCGTGCCTACTTAAATCTAAGCCATGAAAATATGGCACGGCTCTTTGCGTTTGGACTACTGGCAGCAGCGTGGGTAATAGCGATAAATAAAACTATCGAAGGTCGCCACACGAGCATGATGCTTGCGTTTATGTTTGCTTCAACAAGTCTGTCCTACACCTATTGGCGCATAGGTCTTAGAGGTGTACCCCTTGTAATTGCATTCGTTGTGTTTCTGCAATCCATTTTGGTGTAAAAAATGAAAAAGCTGCTAGAGGAAATCAAATCAAGCCATGCGCAGATTGAAAGTTCAAAGCTTACTGGCGCGGAACTTTCTGAATTGTGCAGAAAGCTAATCGACAAAGACAAGGCTGAAATCCGCGATGCGGAAGCAAGCGGACGGATTAAACGTCAGGATGCCCTTTCGTTGGGGATCGACATATCTGCGCGTGAGCTTTCAATTATCGTGCGCGATTCCGGCGACGCGATCAAAGGCATGAACCAAGAGCAAGCTGAGGCAATCGCAAAGATTGAACTTGAGGTGGCGAAGGCTCAAGCCGCGCACGCTGACTTTTGCAACGCATCCCGCGCAAGTATCATTCGGCAAGATAAGATTGATGAGCTAAAGAAGAAGCATATTCGCTATGTGCTGAATTCATTTGAGTACCACAAATGGCTGACAAAGATGCTCTATTTCGCATTTGGTTATGCCTTGTATGTTGGCGATATGATGGACACGGGGCGATTCAAAGAGCTGTTTTTCTCAGGATTAGGCTCTATCGGATCATGGTTCTACCTAGTAGTGGTTGCTTTGTTGGCTATTACTATGTCAAGCGCGAAGCATATCAATTACCTGCACATCTCAAAGACAGGTTTTAGATGGCAAGCAGCTATCCCGTTCATCATCTTGGCTTTGGTCGCCGAGGTATTCACATCATCCGCAAACCAGCAGGGCAAAGCGGAATCTATTTACAGTAAAAAATCCGAGGTCGCGGAGCTAAACAAAATCGGGTTTTCCCCAGCAACTTCGCTGTCACCGTCTGCCGCTGAAATAGCGGCAAAGAATGGCGAGATTGCATCCATTAAGTCTATTTGTCTTAGCCCCTCCCCCTCGATGGCGGCAAAACTAAAGTGCGGCGCGCAATACGGGGGAGTTAGTTCTGCCCATCAAAAGGTTCGGGAATTGGAGGCAAAAGTGGCGGCTTTGAAATCTGCTGATGCGGAATTTTATAAGCACAATATCGAAATGAGCAAAGTTGCTTTTGATTCTGCCAACGCCCGCAAAGATGTACTGCTTGATCGGTCATCCAATCCGGCGGTGCAAACATTGCATGAAAACTTAGGGGTGAAGACCGCCACGGCAACAGTTCTTATCATGTTGCTCTTTGCTATCTTCTTCGAGGCGGGTCACGCTTCGCTTATGCGCGTGCTTGCTGGATTGCTGGCAGAGCTAAAGGCATTAGAAGATATGGAAGCTAAAGAAGGCGTGCATACCTCTAGCAACCTATTTCATACTTATCAACAGGGTGTTGTGGATAACTTGGCAAAGCAGCGTGCAACAAAGGTGAAAAAATGGGGCTTAGGTACATTGTTTAGCCTTGGCGCGGCTGGGGGCGGAAATGTTATGGCTGCGCCCGTGTCTTCCGATGTCACTGGGTACGCGTACCCACAAACACAGCCTGAAACACAAAAATGCCAGACTAGCGAAACACAAAACACAGCCGAAAACACAGCACCGCAAACACTGCAATACACCCAAGAAAGCGCGCAGAAGTTATCCACAGTAGGAGAAAATGAATCTGCGCAAAATTTAGGCAGTACTAAAAAAGTCGAGTTTAATTTCATGGCTTTTTTGGCTGATTTTGAGGGTAGAATTCTGTCCGGCGAACTTGATACAACCGCCAAAGCGACACGCGAATATGCGCGAGAATACGTTGATGCCGTGTTTAAAGGTGACGGTAGAACGTGCAGCAATCCACACGCTGACCGCCTTGCTAAAATGTGCCTCAGAAACATTGCACGTCGCAAAGAGGGTGAGTTGATTGATGTTTGTAAGGCGACTGGAAGACCTGCTGGCAACCTTGGCAAGTTGCGTGCATATATGCTGGTTAATGATTTTAACGAAAAGATGAAGAAGGGATAATCTGCTATGACTACTAAGGTTTTTTTTGTAAGCGATGCGCACGGGGACTGTGAAATTTCAACCGATAAAGAAGAGGTTGAAATGATGCAGCAGCTACAGCCTAGCGCGATTTACGAGGTCAACATCCCAGCTAATGCGACGGTAGAGCAGGTTAAGGGGCTTTGCGTGGTGGCGTGGAAAAATCGGCTGAATTCACAAATGGCATCTACTGGAATTTAAGGAGGGAACATGGAAGCGATTTTGTGGTTATCTGGTGGTGGCGCGGTTTTGATGTTTGCGCTTTTCGCGCTGCTAATAATGGCGAAAAAAGATGATGCGCGGTTGAAAGACGAGCCAAAACGCCGGAAAGGAAAGGATCATGTCTAGCCCACAACATAAATTTGAAGCTGGCACGCGCTTCACCAGTTGCCACATTGAACAAGGGGTTCAAGTGTGCAAAATGACTAAAGCGGAAGGGGCGGACTGGATAGCACCGGCTTTGGTTATCGCGGCATTGGTCGCAGCGGTTTTTATTTCGGGCTGGATTCTCTTCAGTCCAGCCCCAGAAGCGAAAACAGCAGCCGCCCGCGCCGCCGAATCCCTGTCGAACATGGTTCTGTTCGTAGTCGGGTTGACGATGGACGCGATCCGCCTAAGCCTAAAATTCCTTGTTCTGGGCGTTCTGTTCGTGCCAATGCTTCTACTCCGGTGGATAGACGGCGTAGTCAAGTCTCATTCCTAAAAGGGGTAGAGCAAATTCGCCAAGGTGCGCGCACCACTACGGCAAAGTCAATTCAAAGCCCGTGCGCAAGGTGCGACCAGTACGATAAGCCTCTTGAGCGTTGCGCTATTGGCGGATTCGAGGTGAGCAAACCCAAGCAAACGACGTGCGATAAATTTCAGGCGAGATAAACGAGGTAAAAAATGACATACAAAGAACTAGAAAAACTTGCAAAAGAGCTAGAAGAACTTGCCAATGTGCGACTAGGCGTGATTAAAGAGCAGAGCGGCAGGCTTCAGCAGGTGGCAAACGCCTATCGAACTGGCAATAATGACGAGCTGATCGAAGCCGCGAGGTTAATCAGCCTCCTGTACCCGCCGATGCAAGAGGTGAGCGAATGAAGAAGCGAACAGCAACACAGCGGCGGCGCAATCAGTGGCACGAACGCAAGAGGAATGAGCGAAATCGCAGGAACGCGTGAGATTTAGAAAGGCGGCTTCGGTCGCCTTTTTATTTTCATTTATTTGTCTAAATAGTATAAATAACTATTGTAATGTCCAAAGTGTAGTGGTATGATACCCCCATAAATTAACCAACCGGAGAAAAACATGAAAACGGCAAAAATCAATAAATTCACCGTCCAAAAAGTCTATAGGCACAAAATAAAGCGTGACCAAATTCCGCGCTCAATCCGCACCCACAATGAATCATTGAATTATGTGCTGAAAAATATGAAGCTATTCCACGAAAGCACTGGAATAAACAAGGGGTATTACTATTCAAACAAACAGTATCCACTCAGAACAAAAATTGAAGGTTTCCCATGCACCCCTCATTTGCTCTTTTATAAGGGCAAAGGACGCACGCGTTCTATAGCATTCAAATGTGCTGTCCGCCAATGCAGAGTAGAAGATTGAAAGGTAATATGATGAAAACTCTACCATTCAAAGACCAATACATCCCGCTGATTTTGAGCGGGGCTAAAACGCAAACGCGGCGGGATTACAACACATGGATTGAAGAAGGCGACGTTGTAGAGTTTGGCGCGAAGGGTTATTTCCTACACGTCAAGGACGTTCGCAAAGAGCGGCTGCTGGACATTTCTTACGCTGACGTTTTGGCGGAAGGATTCAAAACCCGCTCCGATTTTATTGAGGAATGTTCTGTACCTCACGCCTACAATCCAATAGTACTACCTGACCGCAACCCGACGGTATTTGTGCTGGAATTTGAACTGCTCAAGCGCGTTGAATTCAACTTGAGCAAGGCGGAAGCGGCGCGTGAGTTGGGTGTTCATCGCCACACTTTAGCCAATTGGGTTAAGACTGGCATGATCAAAGCGGACTGGAACGGTAAGATTCCGCTTACTGAAATTAACAGAATCAAGGGGGGTGTATGACACCAAAACAAGCAAGTAGTTCTAAAAACTGGAATGGGATGAGCGGGTTAGATGCTATTGTATTTATTATGAAGTCATTTAGCTGGTGGGAAGAGGCTGGGCTGATGATGGATGCGTGGCGAGATGCAAATTCAGAGCCTGCATTGCGCGACATGGCAGACGCGCCAATGGATGGAACGTCTATTGACTTGTACGTCAAAATTAACGGCAGCAAGCCGTTTCGCCTAGCCGATTGCAACAACGAGGGCAAAGGGTGGGTATTCAATAGCGGGCTTAGTATTTTGCACCACTACAAAGGCAAGAAAGTTGAGCTTCTTGGCTGGATGCCTATTTTGGAGGTGACGAAATGAGTTCAATTGCAAGCGATTACGCTGTACTAAGCGGCGGTGGCATAGCCTTTTACTACGGCTACGAAGTGACCGATGGTGAAGACGGCGAGTGGTGCTTTCAGGCAACGACAAAGCACGGGAAAATTACCATCCCATTCTCTAAGCTAGGGCTTTCAGCTAGCAGTCGATTTGAGTGCGCTGAATGCTTAATGCGCGGGATTGAAATTATTTTGGAGCGCGGACTCTTGATGACTCCATCCATGTTCAAAGAAAAGCAAAATGGCGCGGCGTAAACAATGCCATTGCGGGGTGTACTTCTACCCGCCCGCCCGCGAAACACACCCGAAGCCTTGGCAATCTAAAGCGTGCAGCTTGGAATGCTTTAATGCCATTCAAGCGAAAGCGAAGAAGCAAAAGAAGGCGAGCGTTCGCAAGTCGCGTCAAGTAATCACGCCGGAAGTGCGGGCGCGCTACGAGGCTATCGTAGCGATTGGGTGCGTTGCTTGCCTGAAGGATGGAATTCACACTACGCCAGTGGTTCATCATTTGCTTGGGCAAAAGTACCGTGGCACTGGCAGGCGCGCAAACCCTGAGCATTCAATCGGGCTATGCCCGTACCACCACGACAACTCGCCAATGTCGGCGCACAAAACGCCGGATGCGTTTTCTAATCGGTACGGGACACAAGAGAAATTGCTTGCTTATCAAAATCAATTATTGGGGGTGTTATGAGGTACTTTTTATTTCAATACGCAGCTCTTGGCGCGAATGGGAATTTACCGTGCAAGTGCGCCATTTTTCCGGCTTTAAAAGACCTAAACGCTCTAATTAAAAAAGAGACTAGTCTAGAAAAAATTGTTATAACAGGCTGGAACGAGTTTAAATCTGAGCAGGACTACAATGATTTTCTGGCATTATGAGAATCATCCTAACGCTTGATCGCCCACCATCTGGCAACTTGGCGGCACGCCACACCACTGGCGGGATTCACTTCAAACCCAAAAAGGTGACTGATTATTTCAAACACGTCGCGGATATTGCGCGCATAGCGGGGATTAAAGAGCCGCTACAGGGCAGATATTCGCTGACGTGCATCTATTACCCAGCGCGTCCCAAAGACTGGCAGAAGCGCGCCAAGAAGTCGCCGCTATGGGCAGACTCAATCCGCAGGCTGGACAATGGCAACATCCCAAAGGTGCTTGAGGATGCGCTAAACAAGGTCGTGGTTGCCGATGACCGCATGAATCATCGCTTACTTGGGTTGGTTGCCGAACCTGACGATTTTGGCGAGCGGGTGGTGGCGATTATCCAGCCGATCACTATTGAGTCGGTACAATTTGAGATTGATTTGTTGCTTTTGCCGTAGCTCACAACCAACACACCCAAGCGCACCCAACAGTGCGCTTTTTTTTGCGAAAAAGTACAACACGGTGGCGTTTTTTGGGCTATAATGCGCCATGATTAACGAAACGGGAGATAAAAATGGGAACTAAGATTGATGTCGTATTGGATGAAGACGAGGTTGACGCGCTGAAAAATATGCTCTCCATGATGGAGAATTTTAATGAAAACAAATACCGAAATGGGAGCGGGCATTCAAAGTTTGATCCCTCGGATGCTGATGACGTAGTTATGTTCTACAACATGGTAATGGACAAGTTCTTTGACGGAGGTGTTGCTTACGTTATTGAAAAACTGCTTGGAGAGAATGATGATTAAGGTGTTTGCAGTTGGGCGAGGGGTTTCCGTGCAACTTTTAGTTCACCGGTCAGGTAATAAATATCCTGATCGCTTGGCTGAATGCGAAATGTATGTTGACCAGTCGGAGCCAAAATTAGGTGAGCTTTCGTTCACCATCACGCACACAGTAAATGCTGTTCGAGCATTTGAGATATCTGATGTGCTATCTAATGAATTGCCTGAATTCTTATCCACAGTTGATCGCGAGTGGGCGAAGTTTCAGGAATTGCACAAAGGGGAAGCAGCATGATTAAGATTGAAGCAGGTAAAAAATACGCTCTGCGCGATGATTTGTTTTATGCGGAAGTGCATTATGTACTTCCAGAATCAGACAACGCCTACTCCCCAGTTGCTGGAGTGATTCGTGATGCGTCTGGAGCGTTCGTTTGCCATAACACATGGCGTGGATATGGGAAAGATTCTAATAGAAAAGAGAGCACCTATGACATCGTTGGTGAATTGCCATGATTAAACAGCCAATTTTAACCGACCACGAACACTTAGCGATTTTGGTTCATCGACTGTGCGTGATCCACGAAATGAAGCGCAAAGAGGTCTGCGCCCACCTTGGGATTACAAAGAGCCATTTGAGCAATCTTGTGAATTACAAGGTGGGTGGTGTAAGAAGAGCATACATTCAGGCATTAACCGCGCTATGCGAGCAAAAAGAAGCAGTCAAAAAAGGAGAGGCAAAATGAAACACGTATTAAAAGTAATCGCAGCACTAGCACTGGTGGCATCGTTTGCAGCAAATGCTGAAGTGTTCTACGGTCAAGTTGCAAGCATTGGAGACCGTGCAACGCCTTACACGACTGGAGAGGGATACGACCCCGACAAGATGGCGATCACCGTCCCTGTTAAGTCTGGAATCAAGATTGGGGCGCGAGTTGTTATTTGCACGTCCGGCATCAAAGATGAGCGATGCGCAACCGCCGAGGTTGCAGGCTTCATCATTTCGCCAACAAAACGCGTTGCGAACCTTACGCCAGCGGTATTTGACCGGCTCGGAATTCCTCAAGCGGCGGGAGTTGCAGAAGTGACTTTTGCGGTGATTGAAAATGCCAAATAGCTCACGAGTCAATAATAGCGAGTATCAAACGCTCGCCACTAAATTGCACATGGCTAGAGTAGCCATTTGCAGCGGGAAAGGTACGTTCAAAAACATTTCAGACCTAGCCCAAGGGTTCACAATCGGAATGGTGGTAAAAGCTGACGGCAGCTTTGATGATGCACTAAGAGCCATTGAGCGCGCTCGTGTGCGATACGAACGGCATAAGCGCGCCGGATTCGATGGCGAGGGGTTGATTGCCGTGCGCAAGGCGTGCCTTGATTTTGACGAGGTGCTGCGAACAACAAAACGAACTGAGTTGTATCGAGCTATAGAGCGTATTAGAAAGATGGATAACGTACATCTTTCTGTTCGCAAGGCATCAGCAAAGGCAAAGGTTGTAATCCCTCCACCAGTTGCAAAGAAGACGATTATGAAAGCGTTTGAAACCGCGTTTTTACCTATTGATGGATTTTTGCGGGTGTACAAATGAAAAGCGAAATACAGGAAAGAAAGCCGCTGATTGATCGGCTGATACAGGCTTATCAACAAGATGTTGAATCAGCAACGGCAACATTCAAGATGCTATGCGATAACCAGAAATTGCTTGAGGCAATCGGAAAAGTCACGAGCAATGGCTATATGCGCATAATGAAAACGGAGAGTGAGCGCGAGAAGCAGCTAGACGACATTATCAAACACCTTGATTCTAAATACTGGGAAGCCGCGCTGAAACAAACAGGTATGCGCTCCTATCTTCCAGTCGGTAATGTGCGGAAATTTAGCTCAATGGAATCAGGTGCAGGGCAAGAGCCGGAAGTATCGCAGGCATATTTTGATTACGCTATATCCTACAACAAATGCCCGAAATTCGATGAATATGTAGAGGAAACTCTGCTAACGCTAATTAGTGGAAGTGAAGACCTATTCACAAAGCGCGTGGATGAGCTGTTCCACAGTCTTAGTAAGGTGCATAAGACAAATAGCCAATGGGGATTCCAACCAAAAGGAATCTACGAAGCGCGGCTGTCTGCGACACAACAAATCAGAGAGCTTCGCGTTGTAATCGGTCGACTGATCGGAAACATCATTGATGGTCTTCACGAATTCGATGTTGACAACCAGATTGATTACCTTCGCGCCAACAAGCGCGGGGAATGGGTGCGAATTGACGGCGGGGCACTCCAGATTCGTTGCTATGCTAATGGCAATATCCATTTTCGCATCCACCCCGAAGTTGTGTACCTGCTTAACAACCAACTTGCAAAGGCGAACAAGTACGCAATCCCATCTGAATTTAGGACGAAGCCCGAAAAGGTAAGCAAGGAATTCCAGTATCTGGAAAACACAATCCCGTTTGTGGTTCGCAGTCAATTCACATTCATGCACCGCTCATCTGCCAGCCCTGATTGGGCGACCTCCTCGATTGACGACAAGAGCGTGAAGGACGAATTCAAGCGAATTATTGAATTCTTGGGCGGGAAGTTCAACAGTTGGTTTTCGATCAGCTTTGACTATGACTTCACTCACGCATTACAACACCTACGAATTGACGGCACACTTCCGCACGTCAAATCTCACCAGTATTACCCTACGCCAGAATCACTAGCAAAAGAGGCTGTAGCGTGGGCTGAAATCAAAGCTGGGGACAAGTGCTTAGAACCAAGCGCGGGTCAAGGTGGCATCGCTAAATTCATGCCAAAGCACGCGACAAAATGCGTGGAAATTTCACCGCTTCATTGCGAGGTGTTAAAGGGGCGCGGATTTTATGACATTATTTGCGGCGACTTCATAACTGCAAAGGTTGGAAGCTTCGACAAAATTGTGATGAACCCGCCCTTTGACCAAGGGCGCGCAGAATTGCACGTCACTCATGCGGTCAGATTATTGAATGCGGGCGGGTGCGTTGTCGCAATCGTTCCGGCAAGCTTCCACGGTAAGCAGTTAATCAAAGGGTACTCGCATGAATGGCGCGAGCCTGTGAGCTTTGAAGGCGTGAGCATTCAGGTTGCGATGGTTAAAATTTCAAAGGACAAGCCATGAAGACTATACCAATCGAGACACGCAAGAGAATTTATGGTCAGTTTTTCACCACAACAAACCCTTTTGTAAATGAGGCGTTTGTTCGCTGGTTCAAGTCGACACCACCTAATGCAACGATACTTGAGCCATTCGCAGGTGCAAACAACATCGTATGGATGATTCGAGACTTAAATTATGACAATGATTGGGCGTGCTTCGATATTGACCCCGTAATGGAAGAAACGGCAAACGCATTTCAAGAAATAGCAATTACTTGCCAAGATACGTTTAAAAACTATCCTCAGAATTATCAGATCGCAATCACTAACCCACCTTATTTGGCGAAAAATAGTGCGACAAGACGGAAATTGCCTTATTCAGGTGGTCAATATGACGATGTGTATAAAAAAGCTCTAGAAATAATGCTGACCCATACTCCATATGTCGCAGCAATTATCCCTGAGAGTTTCCTCACTCAAAATTTGTTCCACAATCGGCTTTATGCCGTTGTTAGCCTCACTTGCCGTATGTTTGAAGACACAGAAGTCCCTGTGTGTCTTGCTTTGTTCGTGCCAGAAAAAATTAAAGCAACAAAAGATGATTTTGAAATTTGGGGGGGAAATCGACAAATTGGCACATTCAAAACGCTCGCCCAATACATCTTGCCTGCCCAAGATACCTATTCTTGGAAATTCAACGACCCTAACGGGCTGATTGGGTTGCATTGCGTAGATAGTAAAGTAGGTAGCGGATCAATTAAATTTGTGCGCGGAGAAACGATTTTGCCGACTAACATCAAAGAAAGTAGCCGCTCAATCACCCGAATTTCATTACCTGAATTACCCTCAAACTTAGTCGAGCCACTCATTGAAGCGTGCAACAAACTACTCATGGAACGCAGAAAAGAAACAAAAGACGTGTTTATGACCTCATTCAAAGGATTGAGATCAGATGGGAAATATCGCAGAAGACTAGATTTTCGCCAAGCGCGAGATATTTTAAATGTTGCGTACGGCATTATCATAGATGCTCACGGCGGGATTTTTAGCTGCGCGCAGCAACGGCGCAGGCGAGAATGTTTGATTAACTAACTGGGAGATAAGCATGATTACAGTGTTTGATGCGCGGGGAGTAGCGCACTACTACGACCCGCAAGAATACACCTGTGAAGAGTATGACGGCGGGGTGTTGGTTTACGTCTTCGGAGGAATTCGCCGCGCTTGCGTGAGGCGGTTTGTTGGTGGGCGGATCGGGTGATGGCTATCAAATCGCAGCGCAAGCGCATTATGATGCGCGTTATCAAGGGCGGATTAGTCCCAGCAGACAACTTTGGCGTTGAAGCTTTGCGAGCGAAAAAGTTAAGCGTTGGGCAGATTGTATCAGTTGACGTTACAGTCCCTCGCAATCCCGCGTTATGGGGACTTGCTCACCGATTAGGGACGCTTGTTAAAGAGAATATCGAAAGCTTTGAGGGTATGGACTCTCACAAGGCATTGAAGCGACTACAGCGCGAGGGGATGATTGAGTGCGAGGAGTTTTCTTTCTTTTTGAAAGGTCACGGCATGATCCCTATGATGATACCGCGCAGCCTTGCATTCGACATGATGGACGACGACGAATTTAGCGCGGTATTCGACAGGCTAATTGAGGTCGTGATTAGCAATTATTGGAAATCCGAAACACCTGAAAGCATTAAATTGATGCTGAAAGAGGTTTGATAATTTTTTTGCAATTTTTGCGTTATGCTTATTTACAATAACGCGTCGCTTTGGTAAGATGCGCGAACTGAATAACACAACACAAAGGAGATAAACATGCCAAACCATGTAACACACAAAATTTTGTTTGACCAATCAAGCTCACATATTGTTTTTGATCAGGTTTGCCCAAATGGGAAATTTGATTTTAGCTTGCTTATCGCCCCTCCATGTGGAATTTATCGAGGAAATTTAACGATGGAAGACCAAAAGGACTTCAAGTTAAATTGGCTTAATTGGAACACGGAAAATTGGGGTACGAAATGGAATGCGTATAGCGGCAGTGTGGGAATTGAAGATGGCATGGCTTTTATCTTGTTTGATACGGCTTGGTCTATTCCGTACCCAGTGATCTCGGCATTTTGCAACAAGTTCAAAATTCCATTTGAACATCGGTATTTTGAGGAGGGGCATAATTACTGGGGTATCGAAAAATGGGACGGAGAATCCCGCACTAACAAGCAACAATCAAATCAGGAAGACAAAAAAAATCTGTGTATTGAACTTTTAGGATATGACCCAGATGCAAGAGAAGAATAAGATTTGTCGCCAACGCACCCGCGCATCATCGCCAAAAATTGACAAGGTGCGCGAGCAAACATCCGCACGTGCGCGCAAATTCCGCTCTAAGAAGCGCATAGAGCGCGAAGAGGCGATTAAGCGACATGTTGCCACGTTATCGGCTATTGAAGGCGTAGCGGCTGTTATGCGCGATATTGAGGATGTGGCAATGGCGCGCAAGGTTGCGGCTGAATTATTTGCGGCGGTGAAAGCAGACCGCGAGAAAATACGCTCTAGAACCGACACGATGCCACCATTTGAAACTAGCTTTTGTTCTGTATGTGGAAGCAAGAGCCGGAAAGACCCTAGACACGGGGACTGGTGTTCAAAGGTTAAGCAGAAGAATGCGAGGTTAAAGTAATGGATAACGAGGTAATCAAAGGCACGTTTCTTGTTTGCGACTGGCAACATTTGAAGATGGAGGAGTTCAATAAGCTTGGGATTCTTCAGCGAAGCGCGCTTATTAAGCAGCTTGGGTTGCGAAGAGTTGGAGAACGCGAAGCTATCGAACGAAGAAGAAAAGTTGATTCTACCGCGCACGCTGTAGTTGAAAAAAAGGCTAAGATGTCGCAAAAAGATGTTGAGAATCTAAAGAAGCGGATCGTTAAGCTTAGTGATCAATCAATGGATCAAGTAGGATTCAATGGTTATCGAAGCACGCGAAAAGCTGTTGCTGGTCATGGTGCTTATATGTTGCAGCGTTGTATTGACTTAAATTATGAGGATTTTCAATAATGAAACAGCTATCAATTGCAGACGCAGAGCGGCTACATGGTTCTAGAGTTGACAGGCGAAAAAAATACGCGTCTCACGATAATGAGTCTCCACATGATTCTGGCGCGAAGATTTTTGAACTTTGCACATTTACTAGCGCATGTTCTGGCTGTTCGTGTGAGTGTTCGATGCCTTACGCGTGCGGACATGGTGCGAGTGGGTGCAAAGAATGCGGATATACAGGCAAGCGTATAACTTCAATTTGGCTGCCTTATTTCGGGAAAAGCAATGATAAAAAGGGTAAGTCCCGCGAGTTGCACCGACCACATGAGCAATCCAGCACATAGCCTATACAATTTCAGGACTATGCTCTAAGCGTCGCGGGGAAGCGTGATTTTAACATGTTGCAACACCGTATCTACGGCGGATTCCGTGGTAATTTTGAAAGGGTATTAAAAATGAAACAATACATCGGAACAAAAGTAATTAAAGCCAAGCCTATGACCCGCGATGCTGCGGAAGCATTGCTTAAACGCGATGTCGGTGGTAAAAAAACAGGTGATGGGTATTTAGTCGAATATCAAGACGGCTATCAGTCTTGGTCTCCAAAAGATGTCTTTGAAGAAGCATACACGGAATATCCAGCAAGCGGCGTACCTTTAGGATTGGCATCTACCGCCACTACCGTAAAATAGCAACAATAAACACAGCGAGCGGATACCTCCACCACGACCTAAAGTCGTCAGAGTATTCGCTCCCCTTCACCTCATTGCAGTAATCGCAAAGCATTTGAAAATTGAAGCCAAAGAGTGCTAGTCTTGGGTAGTGCTTTCTAGGCAAAATATGGTCAACACACAATGCCGATCCATCGCTGAAACCGCACGCCTCACAAGTCAATTTTCCGTATTGCCTACGATTTTTTACCCGCGCAGAATTCCGAACCTTGTGCCATGCTTCGGTGTCTAGGAATTGGCGCGATGCAATAAATTCGCGGTCGTTGAAGTGATTTATGAAGAATCTAATTATTGTGAGCATATAAAAAAATACCCACCGATGCTCTGGTGGGTCAACCAGCCTTTCGGCTAGGGGGAGGAGGAGATTGCGCATGAAACGCAAACGAATTATGTCTATTTGCCTTGTCCGTGTCAACTCTTTTCGTCTTGTTTATTTTCATTGAGCATGGCGATTACGTCCTCATTCTTAACGCCAGCTTTTGTGCTAATTGCGACCTCAAGTGTCGCCTCTGCATATCGAATCACCCTAAACCCTACTGGGATCAAAACCCCACTGAAAAACGCCACAAACATTCCAACACCAAGCGGAATGCCTACAGAATCCCTACAATAATCAAGCATGATCGCAAACGCGGCGATGCCGAATAATGCACTTGTGAGTAATTTTTCACGCGCCGAAGGCTTTGTATTTACCTTTTTTGCCTTCCCAAGCCATGCCGACAGAGCAATTAGCACCCCAGCACCAGCCATTAAGAGAATGTCGAGTAATTTTGTGTATTTTTCCGGCATTTTCACCCCTTCATGGCGCGCACTTGGCGAATGCGCACAGCTTTGCAGCGCATTCAGCTTGATTATGCGCTTGAATTTCAGCGAATTGCTTTACCGCGATTATGTCCCGCGCTTCCCAACCTGCTGAATGTCCGCAATCGTAAGATTTAAGCACGCCGTAGGTGATTAGCGAAACGCCTACAATGGCAAACAAGAGCTTTATTTTGAGCATGAGTACCTCGCCTTTTCCAGTGCGTCTTCTTTCCCGATTTCAATTCCAACAAAGAACGCCATACCCGCAACCACAAGCATTACAAAGAACGACAGGACAACTAAATCCCACTCTACTTTGTCATCATCATCAAATTTGTAATCACACATTACCGCCACCCCACGCTAGACAGGATTAAATCGCGCTCGGCATCGGGCGTGCCAAACGCTGCGCAGTCTGCCGCGAATAAATCAACTTGGTCTTTGCTGTATGAATGCGTTTTGATCGGTTCAATGCCGCACGGCTGCGCATTGTAATCTAACTTCTGCGCAACCCATGACACCGTGACTGACACACCAACCTGATTAAGGTTATCGTCCAGTAATTTGTCGTAGGTGATTGTCCTGATAGCGACTCTTGGCATTTTATGCTCCTTATGCTGTTTGGGCTTGTGTAATGGCGAAGCGCAGCACAATCGCCTCAGCTAACGCACCCGCCGTGTTATTGCGGACGTAAATCGTCGCGCTGCCAGCCGCTGGTGTTGCTGCTACGGTATATCCCGCCATTGTGCCAGCCGAGTTATGTACCACGTTCACCAGCGATGATGCTGCGATGTTGCTATTGGTTAGCACAAAGCTCACCACCGTTCCCGCTGCCAATGAAGCGGCATTAAGCGTGATGTCGCCAGTAAATTTATTAAGCGTGACACCAGTGGACTTGCTCGTTGCTTGCGTCACAGTTCCGCCTTGACCGGATTGATAGCCATAAACAATTGAATTCAGGTTTGAGGTCGGCGAAATCAAGCGGCGAGGCGTTGCCGTGACTGTGCTAAATGCCAGCGTTCCGGCTGGTGTTGTAGTTGTATCAGTTGTTGACGATGGATGAATTAGTGTCGCAGCAGCAAAAATACCACCGGACTTTACACTAGCTAAGATTGATAGCGATGCAGACGCACCCGTTGAGTATAAATATACATTTTGCGAGCCGTCAGCTTGAGTGTAAACCGCAACCCCTCCACGAGAAGTCACGCTATTAACCCCGCTTTCGGATGTTAGAACTTCAGCAGAAAATGAATTGTTGTTTGCAATCTTTACCGTTAAAGCAGTCCATGCGGTGCTAAACTGCCCTGCCATAAGCAGGTCAATAATTGTGTGATCTCCTGTCAAGGAGGTAGATGTAGGAGGTAGTACGGCAACAAGTGTATATATTGGAGACGATGGGACGTACCAAGACCTACGGTAGGTTGCGATGCCGCCTTGAGTTCCATTTGATACGGTTAGAGGGGCTTGCATCATCCCACCCGAAAGCGTCACCGCACCGGAAAACGTCGCGGAATTGGTGTAAATCTGGGTAATCAGAGCGTCAACCTGTTGTTGGGTGTAGCTTACTTGCTCGAATTGTGCCAGCGACGCGTTGTAATACCAATTGCTACGCCCGACCGGAATTAGCCATGACGAGTTGGAATTTACTGTGTTGGCATAACCACTGACATTGTCGAACGTCACCAAGAAAGAAACGCCAGACGCATCAAGCGATGCCGTGATATTCCCTTGCGCGGTGTTTGTGCCAGTGATTTCAACGATGTTATGTTGCGCCGTGGATATTGTCACAGCTCCTGCATTGCCTGACATTGTCGCCGTTTTTACAATGGATACGGATGTAGGCAATCCAGATAGCTTTGTTCGTTCGGCGGCTGTGAACGCTTTGTTTGTCGTGCCGTCCGTTAGTGTATCGGCTGATTGCGTGCCAGTGTGGTTAGCGCGCTGGATTGCAAACGCTTGAGAATTTGCTGCCGCCCCTGAAGCGTCAGCCCCGACTTGTGACGAGGTAATTCCGGTCAAAGCTGATCCATTCCCATTCGGCGCGAGGTAGTCCGTTCCGGCAACAGCAATGCTAGGCACGCCAGTGCCTGTTGTATTTTTCAAAAGCCCAGTTGCAAGCGCGGCTAAGTTCTGCCCATTCACTGCAACCACGGTCAATGCGCCTGAACCAGTCGCGTCACCCGTATGTGTTGCATTGCTAACCAGCCCAGAATAGAGCGAATTAACGGCATTGTCTCCGGTATTTACCCCAGTTGCTGAACCCGTGCCAGTGGCATAAGTTCCGGCTGGTTGTTTGCTGTTGAATGTCACCCAGTCCGCCGCACTCAATGCGCCGCGAGAAGTTGCCGATGCCGTCGGGATTTGCAAGGCAATGACTGGCGTTGTCGTCCCATTGGCAACGGTAGATGATACGTCTGTGCCAGTTGTTCCGATTGTCAGCGCGGATACTGAAGTCACTGTTCCGGCGTTTGAGGTGTACCCGTTGGGGTTAGATGCACTATAAGGGGTGAACCCTAGCGCGCCCGTAATTTGACCAGCAATAAGTGAACCGGAATAAACGCCAGTAATACCCGCTGCCGTTCCAGTTGTGTTTTGGTTTAGGATTGGGAAGTTGGTTAGCAGTGCCGCGCTACCGTTTGGCGCGAGGTAATGCGTCCCCGCAATGAAATTCGCAACACGATAATCGCTTGCATAGTTTGAATTTGGCGCATTGTCGCCCGTGTTTGTTCCGCTTGTCGCTTGTACTACGGCAAGCTCTGCTACGGTCAGGTGCTTAACGGTTGGGCTTACTAAGTGTTGCGCATCCATGTTCGCAGCAACACCAGCCACTTCGGCGGCATTAGCCGTAATCTGCGCGGCATTTGCTGTTGCTTGGGCTGCATTTGCTGCGGCTTGCGCGGTTGCGATAGAGGTATCGCTAATAGCGACCCACGATAACCCGTCACTTCTAAATGGCTTATTCCCGTTTGCGGTATCGAACCACAAATTCCCCGCGTTAGCGAGGGCGATTCCAGTAGGTGGCGTAGCTGATAAATAGGTTTGATTGCCTATTCCAGCGGCAAGAGCAAGCGCGTCAATTCGTGCGCCAAGTGCAACGTCCGCATTGGTTCTAGCGAGTGCCTCATCATTCATTTGCGCAATGGTTGCAAACAATGGCGACCCAACAGCGGGAACGATAACGCCTTGATTTTGGAATTGCTGCCAAGATAGGGCGGTTGCGCCACTAGCAAGGAATGCAGAAAAAGACGGGCTTCCAAGGTATGAGCAGATATATTTTGTGATTTCTTGCCCACGGTCATTACACCAAAGATTAGCCGTGAATTGACCAGCGGAATCCGTGACAACTTTCACTACCCCCGTCACGCGCTCGCCAGTTATGGCATCGAACACGGAAACAGGCTGGTCAAGCTGATTAACAAGGGTGAACGTCACCTCTACGCCAACAAGAAGCGCACCACTTGGCGAATAAAGTGGTGCGCCTACGTTCGTTACTGCCCGTGTAATCAGTGCCATTTACTACTCCAAGAAGGATTGCTGCATCGTTCGACGCTGCGCTTTGGGTTTACTGGGTTTGCTGGTCTTCGCTGTCTTCAAGCACCTCGATTACAATGCGCAGTAATTCCAAGCGCGCCGCCAAGCCGCGACGGTATAACTGCGAGAGACTGTCTTCGGTCTGGATTCGGTGCATTAGCATATCAGCGATCAAGCTAAGAGGGCATTTGTTTGACGCGAACCCTTCCATGTTGGCATCTTCCATAACCTTTTCGCGCTTGCCGTCTTCATGTTCAATCGTCACAGCGCGGGCAATTGCAATGCCAGTATCAACCAAAAATAACTCAGGCTGTTCGCTGATTTCGATTACCTTTGGGAATTCTGACGCGTTTACGTCAGGATTTAAGTCAACCGCAATCATTCCTGATTCTTCAAGTTGTACTCCTGTGAGATTTTCCAAGTGAGTCATTGCTTTGTCCTTTCATTAAATATCTTTAAGAATGCACTAAACATCTTCTTGATTGCATAATAAATACCAGTGCGCCTTGGTTGAACCCTTAGCATAAGCTCATTGAACTCATTGACGGTACTTGGCGGAAATATCGTTGCATCATATGCAGTTATAAATTCATCCAATGGAATTATACCATAAGGTTTTCTAATATCATCTATGGTTTTTTTCCAACTGGCTTCAAAAAACGCGTCAAATGCCGCTCTGTTATTTAGCAAGTAATCGCACTTGTCATCTATGCTTTTATTTTGAGGCTCTGTCATTGAAGACCTTTAAGAAAGTATCATATGCCGCTTGCTCTTGCGCCTCAACGAACTTCATGCGCTCACGTTGTTGCGATAATGTCAATGATTCGTCGGCTTTTATTGCGTCAATCATATCACGTTTTGCTCGCGCCATAGTTTGCACTTTTGTTGCGTAGCTTGCAAGGGCGATTAGGTCGCCGCGCTCTTCTCGCATAGCCTTGGCTGCTTCAAAATCTTTGGCTTTAATCGCGCCTTTGAATTCTGCCGCTGCTTCTTTGGCTTCGGTTGCCGATTTGTAGAACGCTGCACGGGAATCTGTGATGCTTTCAGTTCTCACAAAACCACGGGCGATAGGCACTTCTTTTAATTCTACCGTGTCCACCCCGCCTTGTAATGCCACACTGCCAAGGCTTAACGTGTCAGCAAAGAACCGCCCTGTGCCGCCCGTCAATGATTCCACCCAAAAGCGCAGCACTTCGGGGGAAATATCAATCTTGCCTTTTTCGTAGCTCGACCCGCCCGTCATGGCGTTCATTCCAGCCGCCACGTCAGCGTACAACGTGCCTTTTGTCTTTCGGTACATATTCCAACTATCGGGCGCGAACTCGTTGAACTTGTCGGGCTGAATAGGATTGCCGAAGTTGTTCTTGTTCATTTCTGGCGCAGTTGCCATTTTTGAAAGCGTCGGCATTAGGTTGGTTGGCGTAGCTTCACCGCCTTCAAATGGATTGCCAACTGGCGAGAAGTTGCCAAGAATAGCGTCCGTCATGCGGATGCTTGCTTTCCACTTGTTCTCCCCGTGCATTACGTCAGACAACACATTTCCAAGGGTGTGCGCTACGCCGTAGCCATAAGGAATAGGGATCATAAACTCGGTATCGCCAAACTTAAATACCAGATTTCTATCCTTGATGCCGTCAGGTATTTTTTTCCACTTGTCCTCGTCGTCATCGTCGCCACCGCGCATAGCCTCGGCAAGTGCGAATGCGGACAAAGCCATCATGCCGACTAAAGCCTGTGCCTGTCCTTTGTGTTTCGAGGTTGCAAGCGTTTCAAATACCCGTGCTGTGCCTTGAACGGAAGGGTTAAAGAACAGATACAACGCACCCGCTTGTGCGCCTATCTCACCCTTGCGGTTAAAGTTCACCGTGGATTGCTTGGCTGCTTTGGCAGATTCGGCACGGCTAAAGCCATTCTCGCGCAACGTCATGTATGTGGCTAGGCGTAGTGAATTTTCCGTCACCGCGTTTACCTTTTCCATCAATTTCAGGAAGTGACCGATAACAGGAAGTCGTTTAGCCTGTGCCGCCGATGCCGCCGCGTATGCTTTCAATTCAGCAACGGTCTTGCTTTTGCCTTCATCAATGGCACGTTCGTACACGTTTTGATGTGTAGCCATAAACCCCGCGAACTCGTTGTACTTGGCTTGAAACTCGGTGCTGATTCGTTCGATGTCTGGCAACCATGCGCCGCCCGTGTTCCCGCCATCTGCGCGGTAGTTGGTCAGCAGTTCGGATTTTGACGGATCGCCTATGTGCTTAATCAGCTCCTTGAATGCCTTGCCGTAGTTGCCGTAAATCTTGGCGGTCATACCTACGCCGTAATCACCCGCAAGGTTAATCGCCCCAGCAATAAAGTCGCGTGTCAGGTTCTTTAGTGCGAATTCAGGATTCCAGCCAGTGTAAGCGATGGACAAAAAGCGGTTTACGCGCTTCGCCCCTGACAGCAACAAGCCTAAATGTTCCACGCCAAGGTTAGTCGCGGCACGGGCTAGGGTAGCGTCGTTCAACTGGATGCGCACCTCCTTACCGTCTTGGTAGTAGATGATCTCGTTTTCTGCAAGCATGGGCGAGGCAACCAGCCGCACGCGCCCAGCATCCTTAGTGGTCTGGATTGAAAAATCAGCCTTGCCACGACCGTAACGCGCAGATTCCAGCTCAATGTATTGCCGCGCATCCTTGAGGTTAGCAAAGCCGTTTACGTCGCTTCCGTGGTATGTCACCATGTAATGCGTCGCGCCATCAACAAAGACTTGCTTTTTGACGGGCTGACCGACTGTGCCGATACGCGCATCACCGATTTCATTCAGGAACTGCGCCACGATGCCGCTGATTACGTTTTTTTCAGAAAGTGAGATCGCTCTCATGTGGTCGCGAAAAATGTTCTCTAGCACATACTCATCGCGCAAGCCATGACCCATGCGGCGTTTATCCTTGGCATTGACCGACAATCCTTTACCTGTGCCGCTTGCGTTGTCCTTTCCGTCGCCCTTCACTGGCACATAGAATTCATAGGTAGCATTCTGTGCGTCAATTTCTTCCTGCGACTTCAAGCCGAATTTCAACTGAATGCGTTGTGTTTCCTTGGTAATCTTGCGCGTGTCCGCCGCGATACTTTCAAGCTCTTTGAAGTTCGCAGTCTTGGCATATTCCGCTAACACTTCGGCGGCTTCTTCATCGGTCACTCCAAACGCTGTTTTGTTTGGGTCGCGGTGGATTAAACGGGCGCGTTTGTTCGCCTCGGCGGTATGCTGTGCCAGCATGAACTCTTCAACCTGTGCTTGGGTATATCCAGCCTTTTGCATCCGTGCGATTAACGGCTCTTGTACCTTGGTATTGAAGTCTTCCTGACGGTTAGCAATCTTCGCCGCCATGTTGCCTTCATGTAGCCACACATTAGCCGCTTCGGATATTTCTTTTCCTTGCGTCTTCGCCCATTCGGCGATGGTGCGGAAGCGGTTCATCTTGTCCTGTACGACGCGTTGCGCGATTTGCGGACGTGTTTCTTTTGGGACTTCGGTTTCCCGCACCTCTTCATCAGTGGCTTGTGAGAATGCAACCTCGCCATCTGGATTAAACTGCCCGCCGCTCATCGCCTGTTCCGCCATAAATTGCAAGTCATCCACTGTCAAGCTATTCGCCCACTTCATAAACGGGGCGCGCTGCATTACTGGAAGTTTCAAGCCAAGTTCGCGCAATGCGTTTTTGAACCATGCGAACACGCGCTTAACCAGTGGCAGGTCTTTATTGTGTTGAACCAAGTAGGCTAGAGCCTCTTCATCCATCATATCGGCGGATGTCTTAGCCATTTCTGCGCGCACATACGCGGCATTTACGCGGCTATCAATCTTGCGCAATGACTTGACTTGACGCAACACACCCGCGAATTCAGCGTTATCTTTGCCTAAGTAGTAAGCGTGAACAGCTATCTCATGGCGAAGCAAGCCGCGCCACTGTTGGGCGGTGTAATTCTTTGGGATGTTTTCAGATACCACATAGGTTATGCCGTCAGTTGGATTGTAGAACCCTTGAACCCTGTTCCACATCCCAGTTTTAACGCCCTGCTTAATCATTGCGTCGCTGATTGAACGGTTCGCGCCGATCATCAAGCGAGACTTTGCACGGCTGATTACCTTTAGCTTGCCTGATTGCAGCATGGCATTAACCGCGCCGCCTTCAATGCCGCTTACCGATTGTTCAATGGATGACGTGGCGGATTGGATTGTGTGGTTGTTTGATGATGTATCGCCTTTGCTAAACTTAACGCCTTCGTGCGAAGACTGTTTTTCTAATTCATCAATAGCCGCACCAAAACCACGCTTCCTTAATTCAGCCTTGCGCGATTCTTGCTCTCTCTCAAATGCTGGACGCTCATTAACAGGAATTGAATCTAGCTGAGTTGATTTCAACAGTCGGCGGCGTGTCCATGCGTGTGCTGATCTAGCTCTTTCCAGTGTCCCAAGCTCTTCAAACGGCGCATTGATTCTGCTAGACACACTTTTAATCTCTTCTTGTGCCTTTTCAATTTCACGATTAACGGCAGAAAGACGCGCTCCCATACTTTCGATGTAGTTATCTAGGCGGGTAATAAATCCACTAGGTGATATGTCATCTTTCAAGCCATACACTGCAAACGTATTTTCGCCAGCAGAAATAGTTATCTCACTTGTTCTATGGCTTTCAACAATGAAATCAACCCCGCGATAATTAACATTTGATGAAATTATTGAACCTAAGCGTAGTTTATATGCAAACTCTTTGATGATCTTTTCTGCCGCTTCGCGTGTTTTAGCTTTGCTGCTTCCGCTTGAAAACTGCGCTATATCCTTCCCTGTTTTCTTTGGGTGCTTCTCAGACGCGGCAATGTTTGCAGTAAGCTCTTGTGCATTCCTTGGTAGTATCTTGTCAACCATTGCCTTGTTGTTATTCAACTGGCGGTGCATTGATTGCATACTATCAGCGTGTGCTTTTTGCAATGATACTAAGCGTTTAACCTCATTATTAAGGCGCGTTTCCTCAAGTATCAACGGATTACCTGACGTTGCGGCTTTCATATCAGCACTGTTAGATGCTTCACCAGCTACGTCGTCAATCTCCAACTGACCATCATACTTGCGCAGTTGCTCAATTCCAGTCGCCTTGTGTTGCAATAACTGCCAACGGCGAGTGTCATAAGTTTGTGATGTTGCATAACGCCCAATAAACAACTCAAAGCCAGCTATAGGTTTGCCGTTTTCATCATAGGCTAATTTATTCCCTTGACGTATGCCGCGCCCTTCGCGCTGCTCCAAGTCGGACGGTCTCCACGGCGCATCTATATGATGAATACCGACGATAAGGTCTTGCACGTTAGTTCCCGCGCCTAGTTTTGGAGTTGATCCAAATAAGAACCGCACACCGCCGCGCTTCATGCTTTTAAATAGCGCGTCCTTTTTGGCTGGAGTATCGTAATCGTGAATGAAAGCGATTTCGTTTTCTGGTACACCTTGCGCAATCAGCTTGTCGCGCATATCGTCATACACTGAGAATTGGCTAGAGCCAGATACCGCTTCTACGTCATCCAAGCTAATTTCGTTGCTTCCGTCTTCTGCTACATCAAGCTCTTTGGCTTCGCGGTATTCTGCCAATTCCTCTTCGGTGATTGCTGGGCGGCGACCTCTAATGTCCAGCCATCTTTCGCGCATTCTTTCATTGGTCAGTGAGTTATCAATAGTTTCCATGACGCTTTTTCTATCTACGCCACTAAACAATACCGAACCAGACACAGGCTCATAAGCGGTAATCTTCGCGCTCTCGCCTTTACCAGTCTTTACCAGATAGAACGGAAAGCCCTCGTAGCCTTCTATTGTGTTTACAGTGCCTTTTTTATGGATAATATCTCCGTTGTCATCACGCACAAACAACCTGCGCTCTTTAGCTCCCATTGCTTTACGCGCTGATAGTGGGACGGATGAATCACAAAATACAATCTGAGTGCCTTTTACCTTATCAAACCTCTTGTATAGGCGCATGAGCTGACCTATTGCTTTATTTATCTTGCTGCCCTCAAAGTCAGGCATTGCAGGGTCGATAATTCGCATATCCAAACCCGCCTTGCTTGCTAGGCTGGTAAGCGAAAGGGCGTTAATCTTTCCTTTTGATTGCCTTGTAAGCTCGGCTAGGTTTGCAAATTTACCAAGCAATGTATTCGGGTCGATCTCAACAACAGGCGTTAGCGCACCTTCAACCAGCGCAACATCAGCCTCTTCTTTTGTTTCGTAGGAAGACGATGTGCGTCCGTCGCTTAAAATCCACTTTCCGTCTTTGCTTTGCTCTACCTTTGCATTTTCGTAGTTTATTTTATAGATAATGCTGTTGTCATCCTCAAGCCGTGCCACAAAAGGAATGCCGAAGTATCTCTCTTGGTCTGGTGAGCGTTCTGCGACAATGTTTGTCGGCTTTCCACCTTCGATCTTTGGCACAGGGAAAATCTTGCCTTCGTCTTTTGAGTTTTGTTTCAGGTCGTCAAGCGTGACTGTATCGGTGAATGTGTTGTAGTCAGCCATAAGCGTAGGTAGGTTCTTGAACTTAGAGAACCGTTGCGACTGCCTATATCCAACACCAGAAGTTGACACCTCGTAAAGCGTTTCAACCTCGCCAAACATACGCGCCCAATCATCAAACAAGTGCGTACCTTGTGCTTTCATGTGGTCGTACTGCATATACCGCTGCATGGTGTACATTTCAGCCAATGAGTTTGACACTGGCGTTCCTGTGGCAGCTACTAACGGAGCTTTGCCATTATAGGTTTTATTCAGCCATGTGATTTTAGCGAACAGGTCAAATGCCTTGCCCGATCCTTCTGGATTTCCTAAACCTGCCACGCGGTTCATGGATGTTCTAAAAAATAGGTTTTTGAATTCGTGCATTTCATCTACATACAATCCGTCAATACCTAACTCGTTGAATGTCACAACCTTGTCGCTCTCGCCAATTTTATCAATCAGCTTGGTCATTTTTGTTTGCAAATTGGCTTTAATCTTTTCCATTGCGCCAACAATCCCGCGATCACCATTGGCGCGTTTAGCGGCTTCAATAGCGTCGGTTATTTCGTCTAGCTGTTCGCCATAAATCTGCTCTTGAATCTCTACAGATAATCCGATTTTAGCCAACGAAGAATGCCCGATAATCACAGCGTCGTAATCACCCAGTGCAATTTTAGCAAACATCCGCTCGCGGTTATCTTTGCTAAAATCTTCTGGAGTAGCCGCCAATACATTAGCGGATGGGTAAAGACGTGCAAAGTCGCTGCGTATCTGCATGGTCAAGTGATTAGGCACGACTATGAGCTGCTTACGCGCCTTTCCTAGCCGTTTGTTTTCCATGACTGAGGCAACCATAACAAAAGTTTTACCAGCCCCTACAACATGATCCAATAACGTCTTGCCATCTTGCACGATGCGCCACACCGCATTCTTTTGGTGTTTATACATCTTGATAACAGGCGATGCGCCATGAAGTACCAAGTGTTGCCCGTCATATTTTCGGTTAATGATGCGGTTGTACTTTTCGTTAAATATGTCAGACAACTGCGTTGATCTATCGCCGTCCTGCCATAGCCATGTACTCCACGCATCCTTAATTTTATTCGCTTTGTCCCGCGCCGCCTCTGTTCCTTCAACGTCAGAAACAGTGCGTTTGTCTTGTCCGCTACCTATTGTTTTTTTCAAGTCAGGGGACTTGCCATCCATAAGCAAGTTGAAAATATCAAACGCACTTATCTTTTCAGTGCCAAAGTCTGTGTTCATTTTTGCAGAATCAGCATTGCCCAAGATTCCACTATTAACCCACCCACCTGTTGCTGATACATGGTTATAGTCAACCTTTGGATTTCCGCCAATAAGTGACTTCACAAAGTCGCTATAAACCTTGCTTGGTATCCACCCCGCACCAATAGGCGCATGAATCTCGCTTGGAATCTTGTCAGACGGGATAACCTTTTCCAGTGCTTTCACATTACGGTTGTATGCAGGATTTTCTAATGCAGACTTCTTAGCAAGTTCCAATGCGCTTTTAACATCGCCTGATAGGTACTCATCGCTGGAAACATAGTCATCAGTTGCAGGGTCAAAATAAACCAAATCACCAAGCTCTTTGACGATCTCATCTTTCGGCTTGTTGTAAAGTTCAGCCATGTAATCAATATCAATACGCCCTTTTTCATCCAATGATGCAAGCAGGGCATCCTTCGCATTAGTTGTTTTGGTTCTTTGAGCGTAAGGGAATAAGACACGGCGTTGCATGATGTCCGCCTTAGTGGCAGAAGGTGCGCGCTCTTCTGTGCCGCGTGAAGCCGCAACAGCCTTTGAAACGCCTTTGTCATAGTCGAACTCTATGGACTGCAATAATGCCGCCTCAGTATCATCCATAAACAGGATGCGATTTAGTTGGCTATTTACAAAGCCGTATTTCTTCTTGAAGTTGTCATAGGAGGTATTCAATAACTGGCGATGAAGCTCAATTTGCTTTTCACTCGCGTTAGCATCTTGCTCTAAAGACATTAACGTGCGCAGTTTTTCACGAAGCCGAATCATACCCTTCATGCGATCCGCTGCCATTTCGTTTTTTGGAGTCCATAACGTTGCTGTTTTCTCACCAGCAATATCTTCGCCTCGCTGCTTTACAGTCCCATCTTCTGCCACATAGAACGAACCTTGCTTTACGCCATCAGGAATAGTGTTATCTACGCTATCCAGCTCGCTTGTTGTGCGCTCAATGGGCGTGTAGATATTTTTAGGCAATGACTCAATAAACGATGCTAGTTGTTTATTGAGGTCGCCGTTTGATTTTACGTTGTACTTAAAGCCGAATTGAGAGTTAGCCAAGCCCTTTTCGCCCAAGATGTTTTGTGGGTTTTTGGCAAAGTATGTGTTTTCAGTGACGCGCTGCTCTGTGCCAGTCTTTGCTTCTGTTAGGTAGATGTCGCTAGAATTCACCCAAGATGGGTTCTTTTCAGGAGTGGCGGTCTTTTGGAAGAAAAGAATGTCAGTGATTACCTCAGTACCAGCATTTTCTTTAAAAGCTGAACTAGGCAAGCGTACCGCGCCGATGAGGTTTGCTTTGCTTGCGATGTATTGCCGCGCTTTTGGATCAAGGGAATCCATAAAGCTATGCGATACGATAACAGGAACAATCCCGCCGTCGCGCACCTTGTCTATCATGCGCGAAATAAAGTAGTTGTGAATACTAAAACCTGAATACTCGGTCTTTTCTCTGGTTGGGACGCTCTCATTGCCAAAAGGCGGATTGCCGATAGCCATATCAAAATGACCGCTTGGCACTTGGTATTCCTGAAATCCTGTAGCAACTGCCACATTAGCTTTAGGATAAAGTGCTTTTGCTATCTTACTGGTCAACAGGTCAAGCTCTACGCCGCGCAGGTTTGACGCATTGCGCATTGTGCTTGGCATCATGCCAAAGAAGTTTCCAGACCCCAAAGAAGGCTCAAGGATGCGCCCACCATTAAAACCAAAGCCGCTAACCGCTTTATACATGGCATCAACAATGGTTTTGCTGGTGTAGTAGGCGTTATTGACGGACGCACGGGCTGATTTAAACTCGTCGTCGTTTAACAAGCCTTTGAGTGTTTGGTAATGCTTCGCAAATGCTTTGTTTTGCGAGTCGAATGCCGAAGCGTACCCGCCAAAGCCAACATATCTCGCCAAAGACTTACGCTCTGCTGGTGTAGCGGGTCGGTTTTCGTCATCCAACTCTTTGAGTATCTTGATAGCCTCAATGTTATCGTTAAACTTCTTGTCTTTTGTCCCACTACCTACGCTGTCCTCTTCGGTTATTTCGTGGTTTAGCTCGGCATCGGACACTCTTCCGTCATTCCCAGCATCTCCCGTTTTTCCCGTGGAGTTAGGTGACTCAGATTCGGCAAGTCCGCTTGCCTGTCCTGTTCCACTTGGTTCTTGAATGCTGTCGCGTACTGTCCCACTGCGATCAGTTCCTTGACGCGCTTCTCCCAGCCCAGCATCCAAGTGTTCGCCCGACTTATTCCCGTCGCGCTCTCCGATTCGATCAGCTTGATTAGTTCCGCTGGGTACAGATTCCGCTTGTGTATCGCTTGCATTTTGTTCTCCAATAATACCCTGCACATCGGAAGGTGATAACTCGCCCTTGTTCACGGCGGCGATTGTTTGCAGCTTTTCAATTTTTGAAAGCTCAGTCGATTCCTTAATTGATTCGATTGCTGACGCTGGTGTTGCTTCTGCTTTCTTTTGCTTATCGCCAAAGCCAATAAACTCAATGTTTCCCATCTCCTTTGCGGCTTCGAGAAGGTTTGCATTGCCAGATTCTTTCGCTGCTTTTGCTTCTGGTTGCTCTACTGGCGCGGAATTTTCTGCGGCAATCTTTGCGCGGATTACGTCATCGCCATGCACAAGGCGTACTGTTGTTTGATACTCGCCTGAATCTCTTTCAGCTTTCACCCCGTCTTTAATTGTTCCAGTTACTTTGTATGTCTCACCGTCAAGCAACAGCTCATCGCCAATCCTTACGTCACGGATCGGCAAGGCTTCCGCTTCTTTCTCTGCTTGCTTTGCTACGGTCGCGACTGGTTCAGCGGCTTGTGCGGCTTCCTGTGGTGGCTTCGTGTAGTATGCAGTTGACCCGCTTTCAATCTCTTTCGCCATTCTCTGTTGGCGTTCCTCTAATGATATAGCTTCGTATTTTTCACGATTCAACTTCTTAGCGTTTAACGCGTTTATGTTGCGCGGTGTATTTTCAATTTCGCCACTAACAGCCTCTCCAGTTCCTTTTTTTACAATAATGAAGTGCGTGTCAGGCTCGCCCATTCTTCCAGTCATGCGCGTCTTATTGACGAATGTCTGTTGACTGTACTCTTCATCTACTACGGCAGGCGTAGCGGTGGGCGCAGGTGTTGCGATAGGTTGATTATTGGCTTCGTCGTTAGCCTTTAATTGTTTGGCATACACGGCACTTTCTGTGCTGTTTAAATAGCCTTTGTTCTTCTTCCCGACAAAATAACCAAATAGTTTGGTTGAACCAACACGCTTAACCTGCGCGCCCAATTGGTCGGCGCGTGTTTGAACCTTGGCGATTACTTCGTTTTCGCTTGCTGAAAGCTGCGGCTGTTGAACCGCGCCTTTCTTTGGCTTGATTAGGTCTTGTGGGTTTGTGGTGGTTGGTTCTTCACGATCAATGAATTCGCCTTGCGGTTGCGGTTGTTCTTTCGCGGCTTTGCGCTTGGCTAATTCTTGCGCGATAAGCTGACCAGTCTGTTGTGCTTTGGTCGCCTGTGTTTGTGCTGCTGCGGCTCTATCTGCTTTAGCTTGTGCGGCTTTGGCACGCATTGCCTCAACCGTTGCTTTTTCTTTGGCACGGCGTTGTTCTGCTTGCAAGTCTGCTGCGAACTGTTTACCTTGTGCTTTGTCGGCGGCTTGTTGGGCTTTGTATGCGGCGGCTGCTTGCGCGTCACGACCTACTAGCGGGGTACTTGTCGGGGTACTTGTCGGGGTACTTGTCGGGGTACTTGTCGGGGTGGTTGCTGCGGTAGCCGCTTGTTCGATTGCCCCACTAACGTGTGCGGCACTTGCTGCCAAGGATAGAGGCGTTTGCGGTGTTGCGCCAGCGAACGGATTTTCTTTGCGCACAGCGTCTAACGTGGGCGTTTGAACGTATGGAATTACAGGAATATCTACCTGTTGCGGGGTGATTGTTGCACCCTTTGGAGCTAATCCAAGTTCTGCTTTTTCTTTGCTTGGCTTGGTGTAGTCAATTGTTTCGGGTACGACATTAAGCGCATCGTCAACATACCGCCCACCCGCCATGATTTCGGCGCGTTTGGCTTCACGCTCTGCTGGTGCAGCCTTTGCAACTTCATTATCAATGTCGGCTTGTGTCCCGATAGAGCCATCAGAAAACACATAAGCTGGATTGTCTTTGAGCGTAGGCAATCCTAATGCGGCTTGTTCTTTTGCGGCGGCTTCGGCTTCTGGGGTGACGACAGGGGCAACAACGTCTCGGCGGATTGGTTTGTTTTCCGCAACGTCTTGCATTGCGCCTACGTACCAAGCGTCAGCATCTTTCGCGCCTTGCTCTTTTCCTTTGCTGTACAGGTCATTAACTACTTGTTCGCGCTGTTCGCGTGTTGCCGCTGTCGGGTCGCTTAACGCCGTGTCAACCGACTTTGCTTGCGCCGAGTTTTTGTAGTGGGATCGCAAGCCAAACGGGGCTAGGATTGCAGTCATCGCAAGCGCGGTTGTACCGCTGTCGTATGCGATTTTCCCGTAATCGTCAGTCTTTAGACCATAAGAACGCTCAACGGCGGCTGTTCCGGTGTCCTGCGCGATTTCTGTTAGTGGTTCACCAATAGCTGCTTCTGCGGCTGCCTTCAGGAATTGCTTTGCTACGCCTTGCTCGGTAGCCTTTCCGATTAACCCCCTCATCCCTGCTGCTGCCGCGTTTTTGCCCGCGCCAAATAATCCAGCGGTCAATCTATTTGCAACCGCCTCGCCGCCGCCTTGAATTGCAGCCTCTTTCATCCCCAAGGAATGCGCTTCATCCTTAGATAACCCAGCGGCTAATGCTTTTTCTCGTGCGTCTTCGTATGCTTGCGCACCAAACAATAAGCCACTTCCACCAGCCGCAGCCATAGGATTGGCAAGTGCCACTAAAGGCGCAACAGATGGGGCAATCGCACCCGCCGCATTGATAAACGCCTTTGATACTTCGCCGCGACCTTCTAAATCAGGAGCCCATTCTTTTGCTCGCTCTTTTGCTGCAATGCGTCCACTCTCAAAAGCTCTAAACGCCTCGTTGTCCTCGCCAAGTGCAGAGCGCGTCAAACCCATGCCAGCGGCACTAACCATTTCAGGGACTGCATTAACAGCACCACCAACTAGCTGCTTTCCGAACTCGTATAGCCCTGAGCTCTTTGGTTTTAGTCCCTTGCCATTTACTACAGGCGCGGGTGATTGCTGTGGCTTGTCTAGATTGTCGAAGTCGTTAATAATCGAATCAATATCTGGTGTAGGCATGGCTGTTTTATCTTGGTTATTATTGGGCTTTTACGCGCTCATCATAGAAGTTCAGGAACTTGTCCGCACTTCCTTTTCCATAAATAGAATCATACTCCGCTTTTGCCTTTTCTGTGCGGTTAGACACTAGACCTTTGCGCGCTGCGTTTTGCTCCGCCTTTTGTGCGATTTCACGATTGGACTGCATTTCCTCGGAAACGGTCTTTTCGCCAGTCATTGGGTCTTCCTTGATTACCTTGCGCCCAGTTCCTTGCAGTTGATTTTCCCATGCGCGCCGTTGCTGTTCAAGTTCCGCGCTACGCAATCCCAATAATCCAGCGTGCTGCTCACCAGCTTGCGCCAATTGTGCGGCACTGCGCTGATTCTGCCCAGCCTCTTGTAAGCCTAGCCGCTCTGTTGCAGCTTGTTCTCCGGCTGACTTTTCAGCCATCCCAACATTCAACCCTGCCATGTTATTTTGACCACCAGCTTGCAATGCCTCTTGGTATTTCATCATGGCGATGCGCGGGACGTTTGGATTCTCTGCCAGTGCCGCGTCATACACAGCTTTTGCTGTGGCTAGATTCTGCGCTTGCTGCGCTTGCTGGTATTTCATCCCTTCTTCCAGTGGGTTCGTCGCATCTTCGGCGGCTTTCTTTGCGTCAATTGCGGCGGCTTCTTTTAGGTATGGGGCGTATGAAACAGTGTTCACGCGACTTGTCAGCCCTTGTGCGCGCTCGTTGTCGTAAACATTGTTTGCGCCTTGCGTTTTTGGAATGCCTAAATCAACGGCGGGCTTTTCAACTTGTGGTGCGGCGGGTTTTGCGGCTTTTGGCGCGGGCATTTGTTGTTGCCCAGCGGCGGCATTAGCTTGTTGACCTGCGACAATTGGCGCGGCGGCAACCGGAATTCCTCGCAACCCTTGCGCAAGGTTGTGAACTCCCTCCTTGTACGCATTAAGCCCGCCTTTGATTGTCTCCATCCCTGCTCGTGGCGCGCCCGCTACAGCCTCTAGCCCACGCTTACCAGCCTCTTTTGCTTTGATTGCAGCGTCACGAATATCTAAACCTATCTCTTGCATTGCCATGATTATTTTCCTTTATACCAATGTCGCATTATCGCTTCTAGATTGCGAAACAGAAACGCTAGAGCTTTCATGTTTGGAAATTCCAAAGCTCCAACTTTGCCCCATGCTTGCGCTATCGTTGCTTGATTGACTGATACCAGCACTTACATTCACCGCGCTTAATGATGCCGCCGCGAGTTGCGCCGCCACGGTTGCACCAGCTTTTACCGCTTCAACCTGTAGCCCGACCTTTTGAATCATCGCTTGTACGTTGGCTTTTGATGCCTCAATTGCGTTCGATGCACGGGCAATCTCTAGATCAATGTTCGCCTTAAATTCCGCTGTCATGGCTTGCGCTTTTGCACCATAAACCTGTGCGCCCGCTGTGTAAACCTCTGTATCCGCCCTAAGTTTTGCGATACCAACATCCGCATCCGCCTTGTAAACGTCAACCGCCGCGCCTAGTTTCGCCGAAAACCGCTGCGTCTTCATTCCTTCTAGCGCGACCTGCTGCTGAAATAGGTCGATGGTGTACTGTTGCAATCGTTTAGCGTCTTCCAACAATCTGCCCATGTGTGCAGTCCATGCGTCAGAAAGAATCTGCTCAAACTTCGCAGCCATTTCTAGCGCGAAGTGTCGGTTAGCTTGCTCCAATTCCGCCTGCTTAATTGCAACGTCACGATTTACCTCCGACACGGCAGACTGCGATTCTTGCAAGGCTGATTGCATGGCGACGAACATTGCTCCTTGCGGGGCTGGGAACCCCTTAGACGCATATTGCCGGACAATATCGCCGATCTTCCGCTGCGAGCTTACATACTCGCGGCTGCGCGCCCTGTCCCATAGTGCCTGTTCTACTGTTGGGGATAACCCTGTTGAAGCCCCGTTAATCCATGACATAATCACCGTCATTGCTTGATTAGCGTACCCGACAAATTGCGCCTCAGTAAACACACCCGCATTACCAGCGGGGGCGGCGATCATGTTGGATATTAAAGCTAAGTCCGGTACGGGAACGGGCGAGGTGAAATTCAACGGCGCGGGTCGTGCTGAAATTAACTGGTCAAGCGCGGCGAGTGATAAAGCTGGAGGGGCGTTTAGTGCTGTATTGACTGCGCCAACACTCACAATCTGATTACTCAACCCGCTTAGGCTGGCAATGAATTGATTAGCCGAATCAACCGCGTTCTTTGCGTACCCATGCGATAACGCCAAGCTACTTTCAACAGATGCCCGTGCGCCGTTATTTGGCGCGCTTGGTGGCGTAGGCAATCCGGTGTAGGTTGTGTTGATAAATGGCGGTGTTGGTAAAATCGGTACTGTCTCAAAAGCCATGATTAGCCTCCGTTAAACTGCTCGTTGCTTTGTAATCAAAGGGCTTGCGCATAGCGATACCCAAAATTTATCTTGACCACCTGCCGTTAGTATCAAGCCATTAGACCACTTAAACCCGTCGCCAGATACCTCGGTTCTTCCGTCAATTGCCAATACGCAATATGTCGCATCATTGGAGGCAATCGCGGTCACGCTTCCCCCTGCCATTGTATCAGTATCGTTGTTTAAGTCAGAGCCTTGTAGCCATGTTAAGCCATTATCGGCACTAGTAAAGAATGCGTATTTGTACTTTGTTGCTATGGCGTTTTGGTTGACATATCCATAGCTATCAATAAATGGCGGGCTATATGTGGCGGTTGATAGCGGGACAATCGCGGCAATCGTCGCCTTATTTACGGTCAGCTTTGCGCCGTTTGAGTGATTGCGCTCAATTGGTTGCCACGCCGTGCCGCCTATTAGCTCACCAAGGAACTCGTAATAACCGCCCGCTCTTGATACTACGGATGCCGTTCTATACAGGAATTCAACCCCTCTAACTCCATAAGCGTCAATGTGCTGGGCGTATTCGATTGTCGTCACGCCAACGCCACACGGCGAAAGCGGGAAGTTTTCAACCCTAGTAATGTCAAGGTACATAGGCACAAAGCCGTCTGGATAAGTTGGGAATGCGCCGAAAACCTCGGTTGATTGATCGGTTGAGGTGATAAATTGCTGGTTATGAATGGTGTTGATATACCCGATAGACTTGTAATCAGTCCAAGACACAAACTCTTTAACGGATGGAAGTGGAGGGCATCCGTAGTAATCTACCGTGCGAATCATTGCGGCGCGGGGGATGGTGTCATAAACGATTGGATTAGGCGCGCCTGATACAACACCATCCACAATAGAGAAAGCAGGAACGAATCCGCTGCGCTTGTAATCAGTGGTGACAAATGCCTTTGTATTCCAGACAACCGGATATTGCGAAGCGACTACGCTCGCGCCATTGGATGCAACAAATGGTGACGTTGGCGCGGTATCTATCACAGTCCAGCCGTTAGCCGATTGATAGGCGGCTTTACCGTCAGCATTCGCAACAACGAACCATGCGCCGCCATGCTTTGCCACGCTTCTAATGTTTGCTAGTGGGATCGTCCCTGTGCGCCACGTCATGCCGTCGCGGGTCATAGCGTAATAGCCGTCACTTGATACAGCCATAATGCTGCTGTCGTTTGAGGCGATAGATACCCAATTGGTGGTTAGTTTTGGAAGTGGAGCAACAACCCACCCGATACCGTCCTTTGAGTAAGCTACATAGCCATCCGTTGAAAGCGCGCAGTAAAGTTTAAAATGGTCAGGCTGTCCGACCTCTACAAATAGCTGCTCTTCCTGACCTTGCAACGATTCTGGCACGGTTATTTTTATTGTGTCCTGCCCCATTACGGATGAAACGTGAATGACAACACCGTTGTCTAGCGTAATGCTGCGCGAGTTTGATTGAATCTCGCCCAGTGCCATGAGGTTTTTCAAGATGCCCAATTGAAGCCGCGCCATTGGAATGTAAGGCGCGCCCGCGTCATTTGTTCGCTTGCGGACTACTCCAGTATCACGCATACCGCCCGCCCAGTCGTCTGTCTAGGATTTGCGGCTTAACCTCTAACCCTTGAATCGTGAATGAAGAGCCGGACACATTGGTTATCTCAAACTGCCAATTACGCCCAGTCACGCCGCGCCCAAGTATTGCACGAACAGGATGCAGTGTCGCACCACCTTGAATTGTGTAGCTGTTGCTTGATGATTCGTCGGCAATCACGCGAACATTCAACGCGCCGCCTCGCATATTGGAATAAACACGATCCACGCGCTTCGTTTTTGCGCTGTCAAAATCAGTAATGCCAGTGGTAAAGATTGCGGCAATGGGTGTGTTGTTGTCGGTTGCGCCCGTGATTTCAAATAGTCCCGCATCGCTTGCGCCGTAAAATTTACCGTTGAACTCGCAAAACGAATTAAACGGAAAGTTTGTGTAAGTGGATAACGCTTGCCGTTCCGTGTGCATTGAATATGTCGTAAACACCTTTGCGTTTACGATTGCCACGCCTGAGCTTCTTACAAATTGAAGTGCGCGCATTTATCCCCCGACTATGATGTTTGCCTGCCCGCCAAAGCCTAAAGCAACCTTGTTTTGCTTAGTGCCTCCCCCAGAAAAGACAAACAACATCGCCCCGCTTTCGGTTGATTGGCTGCGGTATGAAGTGCCAGTCGCGTACACGTTTGAATGTAGCGCGCCCGTTGATTGCCGGTACTGAGTTCCGCCTCGCCCGATTGCCGCGCCTATAGCGAATCCTAGAGACGTTGCTAGTTGTTTACTATTTGAACCATTCGCAACCGATGCAACGGAAAGACTCCCAGTTGATAGCTTTGCCTTTTGGGATTGCGCCCCAGTGACAACCTTTTCGGTCGTTGCGCTTGTGCGGTTGTTTGTCCTTAGCCGGATGTTAATTGCCGAAGGCATAGAAACGCCTAAGCCTGAAAATGGTTGCCGATTATTTAAACCAGCAATCATCATGCCGCCGTTTGCAGTCGCCGCGCTCCGAGAGTTGCTACCAATTGCAACCGAAACACCAGCGGAAGGTAGGTTGAAGTTAATCATGGCGAGCTAAATTGCGCGTAAATCAAAGATAGTGGCGCACCATTTGACACGGATAAGTTGTCAAGCATCAATCCAGCACCCCACCCGTTAGTTGCCACGCATTGCAGCGTGTACGTCTTTGCGCCTATCGTTTTTGAGATTCGGCAGTATGTAGCCGTTCCCGTCGCAATAGCTGTGCCAGTCATTACAGAAACTAGGTAAGCCGTGCCAATTGACGAAGCACCAAAAGAGTACAAGGGGATTTGGCATAGCAGCGTACCGACTGGAGGATCATCTGCGCTTGCGGGCATTACACCGTCGTAAATATCAAGATTGCTTGCCGATAATGTGCTTGCGAAAAACTCAATCGCCGTTGGAGAAGTCCCGCACCAATTGTCTAGTACTTGGTTTACAGTGCTTACGCTAAATGACGCGGTTGCCGTATCTTTTGCAATAGAAATAGGCAACGCGGTTATTGAAACGCCAACTCCTGCGACGGACACGCTTGAGCTTGTCACGCCAATGGCAGGGATATCGAAAAGCGCATTGCCAGCGGCATCATAAACCCTAACGGTTGTAATGCCTGAAACAGCCAAGGCATTAGCCGCAACCACTGGCGAGCAAGTTCCGGTCACATTAACCGCTCCGGCAGACGCGGGGGCAAACATTCCAGACAATGAAACACTATCTAGGTAATTAGCCCACACAAAAGAGCCGGAAGGCGCAACGCTTGGGTCTGCTGTTTGCGCCCCGCTGTACGGATTAGCGTAGGCAATTGGGCTAGGCGCGGTCAACACTACACCCGTAAGCATATTAACGGTTGCGTCAGTAAAGTTTACTGTGTGGAATGTTGACGGCATGATTGATTACAGTGTTGTTTCGGTTGTAGCCAATTGACCAATGAACGAAGGTAAGCCAATTGTGAAGGTTGTAGAGCCGTTCAATTCGCCACCGCTTGTTTGGTAAGCACCGTCTTCGCGTACAAATTGAGCCGCAGAATCCAGCGCGCCAGAATCCGCAAGGCATGAATAGCGGCGATACCAGCCCGCAACACCAGTCGCAACATTAACGCCAGACCAAACTTGAGTAGGGTCTTTGTCAATTGTTCCGGCGGATGCAACGCCAAGATTAAGTCCGTTCACCGCAACTACACCGCCCGCCATGTTGGTAGTTGACGTAGTGATTGTGGTGGAAGTAGCCGCAACCACCAAGCCATTTGGAGCGACACCACTGCCACGGCGCGCTCGAATTGTCACGACCGCACCAGCAGAGCTTGCATTGTAATCTGTGGTTGAGATTGTGCGATTGATTGCTGTTGCAACGTCGGCGGCGGTTTGCGTCAAGGTCGCATTGAAAGGGACTGCTGCGCCCAAGATGTTCACGCCGTTTACCGTGACCGTATCAACAGAACCAGCCGCGCCCGCTGTCAGCGTAACCGTTCCAGTCGCCAAAACAGCGGGGGTGTGAGCAAGTGAGTTATTGGTGATTGTACACAGTAGCGTTCCAGTGGCGGCAGCGTCCGCGCTTGCTGGTTGCGTTCCGGTGTAGATTTCGATTCGTCCGCCCGTGAAAGCATCCTTCAAAGAGCCTTCTTGAGCGAAGAAGTTGAGCGCAGCGGTAGAGTATCGCAATGCCATGATGTTTCCTTTCGTGTCGCTATCTCAGCGAGAGTTAATGATAAGCCGACAAAATCAGCCTGTTTGAAACTGGGTTAAACAATGCCGCGCCTTGTCCTGACGTGGTGAAGCTGTACCGTGTCCGGTGCGTGTTCTTGATTTCACCTTGCGGAATGGCTACGCAAATTCCGCGTGTAGTTAGAAACACTGGCAGCATACGGGCATTCGTTGAGTTATCACCCCACAGCGAGCCGTCCACAAACGTCAATGCGCCTTCAATCGCGCCATAGTTCAGCTTTGGAATATACTTAAATTCCTCAAGCGTGTCGCCTACGACAATGCCCACACTCTTATCTGTGCCGATGAACAGGTTGTTATCCTCTTCAATCGCCGCAAGCATTGTGATTCTGCCGTCTAGGGCAATCGCCTCGCGCAAGTTAAACAATTCATAGTTGAATGGTTGACTTGGGTACAGCATAGAACCGCTGGCAACGTACATTCTACCCTTGTAAACAACGGATAGCTGACCGCTTGGCGCGTTTTCCATGAACTGGGTAATCAATTCTAGGTTGAGTTCTTTTGTATCGCCAACATAGCTTGCTGTTGTTTGCGCATTCGGCACGGACATTGCCAAATAAAGCACGCCGCCGTTTGGCGTAGTTAGGTAGATATTCTTGCTGGTCACGCTTGGATCGCTTGAAACTGGGAGGGCAAATGTCAAACCACTACCTAATGGAAGTGTCAAAATGCCACCAAGCCCCGCGCCGGATTCTTGCCCGTCATTCCTAACGTAAGTCATGGTGAATTGATAGCTTCCAGCCGGAAGGTTGCCGATTGTTGCTATCGCGCCTAATGCGGTAGGTGGTGTAAGCCCCCAAGTTCTAACCGATCCGTTTTGCAGCACGCCGCTATCCGTTCCGTTTGAAAAGAATAGGCGATTATCCGATACGGAATAGCCGATTTTACTAACCGCATCTGTCAGGCTTTTCAATGGAGTAATCGCATTTGCAGCGTCAATGCTACTGAAAACGCCATTTACAACCGCAACGCGCCTCGTAGGATCGCCGTAGAGCGAATGAAACGCGCCCGCTGATACCAACGTATAGCCGCTTCTGAGTGAAATTTGCCCAGTATTATCAATGTCCACATTATTCGCCACGGATAAATCGGCACGGGTAAACCGTTCAGGGGTGGTGTCGTTCCGCAACCCTGCGAAAGCCTCCATGTTGAACGTGTCGCGCTGGTTCTCCGTGTCGTAGTATGGCTTAGGCATAGCTAATAAGTCCGCGTCCGGTGGGGTGTGTTGGCATATTCTTGGCGGTGAGTGTCTGCGTCAACTTGTTTGCCGAAAACGTCCTCGAATTGCGCCAAGAATTGCGCAGATTTTGCTACGTCTTGGGTGTCGCTATCCTGTTTCTCATAGGCGCGGTACTTTGCCCACTTAACCAAGTGGCGATGATGTTTTGCGCTAATCTCCGGCGCGTCTGTAGGCAGTGCCATAGGCGCGATTGGCAACCTAAACACGTCAAGCGTCATGGTGTAGTTGTTGTTTGGCTTGCCGCATACCTCAATGGTTGTGTCATTGTGGATAAACCCTGACGGAATGACGGTAAGCCAACGCCAATTAGGAGTTAGTCTATCCATAGTTGCATGGCTAGTCTGTACAAGCACCCACGGCATCATGCCCACCGACCCTGCAATGACAATTTCAGCGCGCTCAATACAGATAATGCGGCTATCAATCGCGTAAGTTGGTGTTCCCGCCACAATGTTAATCGTGCAAATTGCTGTTGTGGAACGGTCGCGGATTAAACGCTTGCGGATACAAGCCTCGTCCTGCGCCTCATTAAGCCACATCATCACCTCGGCATCAGTCCAAAACGGAACTGCTGCCGTATCCATAACTTCGGTGCGGAACTGCGCGATTAACTGTGAGAGTGTCATGTTCTAAATCGGCGAATATGCGTGATTACGTCTTCACGCAGGTTATCAACGGATTTTCGCTTGTCGAAATTCATCGCGGGGAATTCACGCGCTGCGTAGTCAAGCAAATGTTCTTTGTCCATCAGGCGTAAATCCTGCTCTGTCTGGTCTAAATCATCGTCTTCTGACGTGTCTTTTTTTACAACCTCTACCGTTTGGGTTGCTTTTTCTTTGGTAATTTCCCAGCAATCACAATGCCGCGCTAGGCTTGCTGCGATGTTGTCTGGCACTTCTTTTACTTCATTGGAAGTCCATTCGCCAGTACCGTACATATTGTCGGTCATCACTGGTCGGTAGTGAATATATTTTACGTTCTTCATTGAATGCCCCATACAAAAAAGGGGTGAGCGAACCCACCCCGATTTATTAGCTGTTTACATGTCCAACGATTTGACCACGAATGTCAATATCCAAGCGACTTGTAGCAGCTTGTGCCGCGCCTGCCAGTGTGACTGTCACAAAAACGTCACGCGCCAAAACAACGGGGGCGGTAGTAGTGGTTTTTCGCAACACACCCACAGCATTCAGCACCGCACCGGCGGCGGCAAAATATGCGGGATCAGCAACAACAGCGGCGGGATCGGTTGGCACGCAGTCCGCATAACCAATAGAGCAGGTGGTTAATGCGGTAAATGCAGCCGATACCGTGGCAATAAAGTCAACGATGCGAGTACCTGCTGGGATAACCGCCACGTTTACAACGTCGCCAATTTGCAGGGCGGTTGCTTGATTTGATGCAACAATACCAAGTGTTGTCGCCAGCGCGCCGTTAATGTTGACGGCATTGCCCTGTGCTTTGTTTGAATAGGTGCGGTCAAATGCACCAATAGGATTAACGATAGCCATGATTCTTTTCCTTTCAATTAGAGCGGGAGATTATCCCGCCCTATTTTGGTTAAACGCCAGCTACAACCGGAACGGCGGTGTCAATGACGATGCAGTTCTCAATCCAGCGGCTTTGATTGTTGCCGATGTTTTGCAAGAAACGCATTTTCTTGTACCCGTCCAAAGAGGTGACGGCGATTTCATTGCGCATCATGTGGTCGGTCACTTCTTCCGTCACCATGATGGATAACTTGCCGAGAATATCCTCTTCCGCGATTGTCGATTGCAGCTTCAGTTTGCCGACGGCATGAGCCAAAGCATTGCCGCCCAACAGGATAGCGCGGTCAACTGCGAAATTAGCCGCAGTGAAAGCCGCCGGAACTGTCGCGGTAGATTCAACAACTGTCGCAGGGTCTGCGCAATACTGGATAGGGTCTGCACCGTAGAAGCGAATAGCCTTAGGCATCTTCACAATCAGGATGCCGTTCCACAGCAACGAGCCGCCCAAAAACAAAGGATGTTTGTTCATTGAGCTTGCGCGTTCCAATGATGCGCCGATCAGGGTACGAACCGCATTTGTGCCAGTGCCAGACTGGATAAACGTGGTGTATTGTTGCGGGGATACCAGCAGCACGCGCAGCGGGTCGTCATACGCCAACGGATCACCGTCAAAGCGAACTGGGGGGATGGTGAAGTGGTCAGAATCAATCAGTCCACGCAACGCATCCAGCACGTTTGTATTCAGCACGTCGGTCGTAGCCAAGTTCATTACACCTGCCACGGGCGCAACTTTAGCCAGTCCGGTTGTTGCATTGGCGACATAGTGGCGCACGTTTACAGGTGCTGCGACTGGGTTAACCATGATGTTGGCGAATTCAGGATGCGAGGCTAAAGGCACATTCCACTCCGCGCCTTGATGGAAGCCACGCGCACCAGCCATGTGAACAAATGCGCGCTGATCCTGTACGCCGACGAAGTAGCTCTTCGCCATTTCCAGCGCAATCGCTCGCAACTGGTGGATGGTACGTTGTTGCGTCATCGCTGTACCAAGGTTAATCGCCTTACGGGATACCTCAATTCGCAACGAATCAGTGCTAAACGTCATGGCATTGCCAGTGCCGGAAATATATTGACCGCCCATTACCGGATAACCAACCAACGGGTCAAGGTTGTCAACGCGCACCGTGTCGCCAGCAACTTTTGTGAAGTCAGTGTGCAGCACGATAGGGTAATTTGGGCTGGTTGAATACTTGCTCATGTCGCGTAGGACATCCGCATCTTGTGGCATTGCGCCTTGCAAGCGGGCAAGTGCTGTGGTTGGTTGGCGAGTTGCCGCAGTCAGCATTGCGGACTGCTTGACGATTGCCTTGGGGTCGCCCCACGGTATGAAAGTTGCTACCATTTTATGCTCCTTAAAGGATTATCACGTCATCACGACGTTATGTGGTTTTGCTATTGCTTATTTAGAGAGATCACTTCATTTTGCCCCTCCTTTTCCTACAGCCCAGTGCGTTTCAGTAGGTCGGCAAAGCTCGCGCCAGCCGCGAACTGCTTGGCGTAAAAGGCTTGGGCTTGGTCTGGTGTCATATCCAACGGGCTAATACCAGCCGATTGATTGCCAGCGGGTGCGCCAATATCTGAAATTGTGGATGGGTTTTGCTTTCCCTGCTTGAAGGTCGGCTTGTCAGTCTTTTGAGGTTCTTTTGATGCGCGAAAATCAGCCGCCATGTCTGCGATTTGCTGGATAGTACCGCGCTCAAAGACTTGCTGATACTTGAGGACTTGCTTGTATGGCAGGTCTTGCGTCCATGCGGTGAATGCGTCAGAAGGGCGATTATCCTTGCCAACCAAACCTAACTCATAGAAGTCTGGAATAGCCTTGACGACTTGCGCCATATATTCGGCATGAGCTTTTTCAGCCTTTAATTCAGCCAGTGCCTTGGTGTTTTCGTCAGCTTGCTTTTGCATTTCTGCAATTACAGGGGCTAACTGCTTATCCATTTCGGAAAAGAATTCAGGGTAATCGCCCGCGTAATCGGCGAATAAAGCCTTGATTTTAGTGTCGTCACCAGTCGCCTTGAATTCTTCCGTCGCTGCTGCAATAGCCGTTTCTGCTTCGGCGCGACGTTCAGATTCTTGTTGTTCTTGCTCTTCCGTTGAAGCCACTTCTTCGTCAGGCTTTGCGTCTTCTACTGGTTCATCATCCCGCTTAATCACAACGTCTTCGCCATTGCTGATAGCGATTAACTGTTCATCGGTTAAATCTTCAACTGGGTAATCCGCGTCCAAGTAGTTGTCTTGGTTGAGTACTAATTCTAGCATTGCGCACCTCATAAGGTGGTTGAGACTGGGCGACTAAGCAACCGCCGCCCTCCGTTTTTGCCGCACCCGAAGGGCTTGGCTATGGCTTTTTGAGCCACCGAGCGAATAAAAATTACTTCGATCTAAGGATGTTCGTCATCTATTCCCGTTGGGGCTTTACCTTTTCAGGCGACGAGGTGAAACTATTTAGCGTTCTACTATACTTTTATTTTTGCGTCAATGTTTTTGCTTCGCCAAAATTCGCATCAAATCGCGCCAGTGCCTCATCTGCTTCCCGTGCCGCATAACCATTGCCATGCTTCTGAACATCAATCATAAACACCCTCACCCATAAGTCCATCCGTATCGCTTGTAGCTTTATTTTGTATTCGTTCATTTCCATTACGCATCGCTCCTCATAGTTTCAACCCCATGCTCCGCGCCTTGCAACGGTGATTCTGGTGTTGGTGCTACGGGCGGCATGACTGGGCTGGTATTCTCCGCCACTTCCGGTGCTGGTGCAACTACACCGCTAGGCTGTGGGAAGTTTGGGTCAACACCTAACGGATTGGGTGGTTGATAGCCTGCTGTCTGCATTACAACGTCGGCAATCGGCGCAATTTGTGGCATCGTTGCTACGGCTTGACCAGCTTGCATCGCGGCATAGCTTGCTTTTACGCCAACCTCAACGGCTTGCGCATTAACAAGCTTAATTTGCGCATCGTTCAGCATAGCTTTGAGGTCAAGCTCGCGCATTTTCGCCTCTGTCTGTGCCTTTTGTAATGCTTGAGATACAGCGGAATCAATTTGTTGTTGCACCTGCTCAGGTGTTGCGGCTGCGCTTGCATCGCGTGCGGCTTTCATAATCTCATCCTTGTTCGGGATGTTCATTAGGCGCAGCATTTCAGGGAACATCGCACGCTGATATTCTGGCGGGGATGATTTATAAGCCTCGCTCATGGCTGCTAGTTGCTGATTCTTGAAGCTTGAGCTTGTCGGTGTATCCGACAAGCTCAACAGCAATCGCGCTTTCGATAGGTCGTTGCGTCGATATTCCCCGCCTTCATCGTCAATGCCCGATTCGTTGATCGTAATGGTCGCGCTCTCCTTGAATGCGTCGCCCTTAATGACAATCTGCGCGTTTTCCTTGCGCTTAAAATCCTCAATAATCAACGACAACAACAATTCGCCGACCGCTCTACGCCCGCGCCCAGCGGCATCCATGATGATTGCTAATGCCTTGTCGCCTTGTTCTGCAAGTGTGGCAATGGCTAAACCTGACTGCTGGAGCTTGTTTTGCCCTTCGCTGTTGTAAACACCAGCAACGGCTTTGATTGCTGCGCGGGATTCGTTTAGCACCTGCAAGTGCTGACTTGATAGCTCGTAATCACGTTCCAGCTTAAAGATATGTCCGTCACGGGTGAAGTGTTCGTCCAACACGAAATCCGCGTTAGTTAATCCGGCACTTTCACGCACTTGGTCGTCAGTCATTCGTACCGCGCCTTCGGTGCGCGTGACGCGAACAGAGCCTAATCCTTGCATCAACTTCGCGGTTAGGGTGTTAATCGCGTCTTGCATTGGGATCATTGGGCGCGCAAGTCCGTACTTAATGCCAGTCGCATCCTCAGAAATTGCGAAGAAAGGCGCGTAAGGGTATTCGTTGTGTGGGAATGGGCTGTAATCGTCGTGCAATCGCAGCGAATTAAGCCAGTAGCTTACCCGCATCTTCTTGGTTCGTGTGATTGATAGTTCTGAAATTAGGCTTGAATCGCCTTGGGTGAACAGTGAGACTTCGGTCATGTGGAGCGGATCGTCTTCGTCAAACTCTTCAACCCGTCCGTCAATGTATTTAATTACCTTAACGTCTTCGTTTACTCGATACCAGCATTCGTGCAATAACACGCGAGACTTAGTGGCATCGCGCCATTCTTGCTGCTCCAGCCCAATAAATGCGTTCTGGATTGCATTCTGTGAGGCAAACGCTACGGCTGAAGGCGCGCCAGTCTGCCCAACAACAGCTTCCATTTGCACGGGTACGTTTAATGAATTTTGCCCCGCGCCTGAAAGTTGCGCGCTCAGTAGCTCGAATTCATCGAACACCGATCCGCGTGCTGCCATATTTTTGATTTGCTCGTGAAAATCTGGGAACTGCGCGGCGACATCTTGCCAATCTAACCAGCGTCTTCGGGCGATCCAACGCGCTTTTGAAAGGTCTTTGCCTTTGCCGACTGACAACATATCCCAGTAAATCTCATTGCGCGGCGCAACCTCTACACGGTATGGGTACTCAAACGGGTCTTTGTTGCGGGACACTTCTACAAACGCGAACCCACACACACCCATTTCATGCGCGGCATCTCGGCACGCATTGTCGGCATACGTTCTTGATTCGACTTGGTGTAGCTCTTGATTGATTGCTTGGGCGAGTTGCTCGGCTTCTTCGTCCGGCGTTTCGGCGGTGATTAGGTAATCGCGCTCATCTGTAAACACCACAGACATTGCTTGGTTGATTGCTGGGGCTGTGTTGTTTTCAATGTAAGGTTGTCGCCCAAGGCTTTGGTAAAGGCGAACAACATCATCATCAAGTTGCTTGCCATCGTAGTAGCGATGCTCTTTGTCGGCGGCGGCTCTAAAGTTTGGCTGTGCTTTGATCGTTTCGATGATTTCACGGAACTTATCAACACTCATTCCGGTGTCTGGATGTTCTTCTTGTTCTTTTTCGTTTTCCATTTTTAGCCTTTCATGTCGCCATATCGGCGAGGGGTAGGTGTTGACTAGCTTATTTTAATCGCTCAAATCGCTTTGTATAAACGCGTTTAAGCTCTCCAATCTTGCGGTGGGGGTCTGTATGTCGAACGCTCTCTAATTTCAACAAGCCCTAAATCTTCGGCTTGCGCCCATTGCCGAATCGCGTCAGCAGCTTCGGAACTGCCATTATTTTTATCCGGCTCATCCACAAATCGGTTATCTGTTTTGTTCCACCTTCTGCGGTAATTTCGCAGCCGCTTGATACCTAATGCGCAGCGGTTCTTATCGAACCAAAGCGCGGGGAAGTGGCGACGCGTAATCTCGATACCTTGAAATAGTGAAGTTATGCGAGGCAATACCTCAATGTCTTTTAAGCCTAAATCCTCAAGCATTTCACGGGTGGATTTGTTTGAGTCGGATAATCTCTTGTAATCTGCATCGTGCGGCAAAAAATGCTTCGCGTAATTATAGCCCTTCTCTTTGAGAATTGCGGCATAGTGTCCCAGCTTCTCATAGTGCGCCTCAAAGTAGTCTATACAACGCGTTTCAAGCCCGAATTTTTGGATGAACCATATCGCAGTACCATCGCTATTGCCAATATCCCAAAAAGTAAACACGGGATTATCCATTATCGGCACGTTGCAAATTCTGCCCTCGGAGTCTATGCGAGTGAATTCGTTGCGGTAATAATCGCCCTCTGTGTTCTTTAGGTACTCTCCCAGCCAAATGTTGTTGTACGTTCCGCGATCAAGTATCTGCAAATCTCGCAAACGCTGCGCTTCCATAACATCGGTGAACCACGGGTTGTCCGTGTAGTTCATAGCGCATCCTACTGAATTATCCGGCTTATTTTGCACCATGCGAATATCAACAGGAGAATCCTCGCGCTCAGGATTCCAGATGCACCATATCTCGCTCTTGTGGGCGCGGATCGTTGGCTCTAAGTTTAACCATGCCTGCTCGGATACTGCCTCAGCTTCTTCCAAGATGCACAAATCGACGTGAGCGATTGACTTGATCGACTTAGGGTTGACATTCAGCCCACGGAACAGAAACTGTGTGCCGTTGTACCCGCGCAGATAATCCTCTCCAACGTCGTACTGACTAGCAAGCCATTCGTTTGATTCTATCGCGTTCTTGAGTTCAGCAAAGAATGAGTCTTTGATGGTGATGAAGTGTCCGCGACCTACCAAGATTTTCAGCTTTTCGCACGCACCCCAAATCGCTGCCATCATCGCAAACGTGAAACTTTTTCCGCTGCTTCGACCTCCACACGCCCAGCGATACCTAACCGCGCCGCGCTCAGGGGCGAACACTTGGATTAGCTTAGGTGGTATGGGGACTATCAAGTCGCTCATTCTGGCGCGCACACGACGATTCTAGTGGGTGTATTTACGGATTCTTTTTGGTTGTTAATGGACTCTTTGGCTAAGTCCATCATCTTCAGCGGCGTTTGGCTTGCTTCGTTTACCATACGGATTGACCCAAGCGTTAGCTGAATATCCTCTGTTGTGATTCCCGCGCCTGTTTGTGCAATATCTTCTAGGGTATCTACTCGTTTCTCGACTAACGATGCAAGGCGGTCGGATGCTCTAGACATTTTGCCGGAAGTGCTTGCCATGTTATTAGCCATGTAAAGCAATGTCTGTGCTAGGTTGATTGCTGACCCTCGGTCATTTACTGGTAATAAACTAAGGGCGTTTGCAGTCGCAACTATTTGATTCGCTGCGGCTTTTAATTTATTCACTCGGTCAGAAACGTTCTTTATCAGGCACGGCTTGGACACGCCAAGCTCTTTTGCTAAAGCCTCATAGGTAATGCCGCCATCAACAATTCGCTGGGCGGCTTCTGTCTTCATCTCTTCTGTTAGTTTAGCTGGGCGTGCCATTCGCTATATTTAGCGCATTTGTGTTGTTTATGCAAACAAAAAAGCGTCGGCTCATTTTTTTGCGACCCACTAAGCCTCTTTATTCGCCATCTTTGGCGAAATTGAATCCGTGAGGGCTTTCATCCTCAGCGCGGCTTTTTCATTGGCTTTCATATCTTCTCTTTCGCCAGCAAGTTTAGCAATGCTCGACACGTCAAGCGTGCGGTATTTACTGGATAGGCATATACCGTCATCTGGTAGGTATAGCGTTCCAGTGATTGCATCCATCCATGCGTGCATGAATGGCTCAGGCTTTGCTTTCTTGCCGTAGGTAGTGCTTTTGATTAGCCCTACGAGCGTCACGATGCGATTGTTTACGCCGTCAATGCCTTGGACGTTGGCGGTGTAAAGCTCATGGCGACTTACCCAAGCAAGGCGCAATTTGCGCGATGTGTTCTTAGCGTGCGGGAATCCTCCCTCAATGGCGCATCCTAAATCACCGATTCTTGCTAGTGGTAATGATTGCGTCATGCTGCGCCTTTATGAACCAAATCAACAAACTTTTGAGCATCTTGATGGCTTGCAAAAAGAAGGTAAACGCCTGCTGTTCCGCTATTGTCACTTAATGCCACTATTGCAGCATACGGAATTGGCGCGTCTTTGATGATGATGGTTTTTGTCTTTGGCTTTGGTGGTGTTAGCGAAAACCCACAACCGTCAACACTAAATGTTCCACCATCGGACTCAGCGAAAATAGTTTTACCGTCAGCACCGCATCCAGTAATTGTGCATTTTTTTCCGTTTAAATGCTCCTCACTTCCACCACGCAAGCCGCGATAAACGTAGTAAACAGTATCGCCACGGAATACTGGCACACCATCAACGACCCCTACGGCGAACTCAAGCCTGCTTGCTGCGTAGTAAGTCTTTGCGGCATACACGACAGGATAACTACCCTCGTCATCCGCCACGAATTGATTTGAGTGCTTCCACGCATTCCCCGTTTCAACAGAGGCGGATTCACACATTCGCAAAACGCGTGCGATATTCTCATAAACTGCTGCAACGTCTTTGCATTGCGGTTCAAATTTTGTTTCTGTTTCTGTTGTCATGCCACTCTCCTGAATATGCGCTATTTTAGCGCGTTTTGCGTTAAAAATCAATAATTTAATAACTGTACTTGAAGAACTCTTCGGCACTTTTAACGTCGCAATCCTCCAGTGTAAGTGAACTAATCACGTCATCCACGTTCGCAAGCTCCACAACGATCAGGTCGTCGCCAAAATAATCGCGCACGTCGTCCCACGCTGATTTTAATTGCGCGGTGAAGTCAAAGCCTTCAAAATCACTAACGACAGCGCAGAGGAAATCTGCATCGCCGTCTTCTCGCAATCTTGCTAATACAAAAGAACTCATTTTTTACTCCCGTGTTTTGCTTGAATGTCACGCGCAACCTCTTCGCATCGCTCTTTTGCTTCTCTTCTTTCCAATCTCCACCCTATTAGGGTGACGCGTCTGCTATCGGTCATTTCCATGTAGTAGCTCTCTACATCGCGGTATATCTTAAACTCAATTGATTCAAACGTACCCGTGGTGACGCGACCTATTGCTTTTCCCCATTTTATAAGTGTCACTTTTTAATCCCCCATTCTTTCGCCACGATTTCTATTTGCTCTGACAGGTCAGGGCGTGTTGCCATGATGATAAATATCAATTGCCGATCCGGTGGAGGGACTACGCGCCCAGTCAACCAGTCGTTTAATGTGCCAATAGGAACACCCATCGCTTTGGCAAAGGTTGTTTTGAACACACGACCTGACTGGTGCGCCGTGTAGATTTCACACACTTGGCGCAGTTTAGATGCGAAGGTCATTTTTGATGCAGTTTAGCCATAGAAATGATGATTTCTTTGTATTCATTCCAAAAATCTAATGCACTTCTATTCATTTTTTGAATTTCAGAATCTGAAAACGATTCCCACTCTGAAGTGGAGTGGTTCTGACACCCAATTTGGATATTCTGATCTGTAAACGTGACTAACCACAAAAGCCCAGAAATCGACTTAGTTGATTTCGTAACGCGGGAATTGTCCACGCTGGAATTGTTCACGCGGGAATTGTCCACGCTGGAATTGTCCACGCGGGAATTGTCCACGCTGGAATTGTTCACGCGGGAATTGTCCACGCTGGAATTGTTGTCCACGCTGGAATTGTTGTACACGCGGGAATTGTTGTACACGCGGGAATTGTCCACGCGGGAATTGTCCACGCGGGAGTTGTTGCACACGCTGGAATTGTTGTCCACGCGGGAGTTGTTGCACACGCGGGAATTGTTGTCCACGCGGGAATTGTCGTACACCCATGAGTCGTCGTGTTCTTCAAACGATAAACACAATTGTGAGTCAACGAACCCACCAAGATCGCCTGCCTTTACGTCTCCAAAATCGCGCAGCGCACGAATCTGAAATTCCCCAAATTTGTTTTTTGTTTCTGTTAATTCATATTTCGTATTTTTCATGCAATCGCTCCTTAATTGATCAAGCAGGGGGTTTGACAGTGGTTGCGAATTACTAAACCTCGCGGGCATCTTGCCCGATTGATGACGACAACCAGCATTGCTTAATTTCCCAATTCTTACTCCAATCGGTCTGACCGCCTCTGGTCACGACTTCTTTCAGCCTTCCTTTGGAGGTCTTTTCAGATTCTGCCGACCCTTGCCATGTGCAAAAATGCACATCCCCTTTTTTTAGGGTCTTTACGCCTGCGCGCCCCCATCCGCTACCATCGCGGACTTTTCTATTGTTCTTTGCAACAAGAACCCATCCTAGGTGACCTACCCCATCAAAATTTACTTTCATGCTATCTCTCCCGATTTGCGGCTTGCGGTTGCTTGCCTGACGATTTGAATTCTACCAGAAAACAATTGACCGTCAAGCGTTTTTTGATAGAAAGACGCAAAAAAACGCACTTTCTTTCGATTGTGCGTCTTTCTGTTCCGATTGCACGATTATTCACTTCTTACGCCGTGGCGCATCGTGCCATTCTGCGATGCTCGGCTGCACCGCTGGGGAGTTAAACATGCTCTCGCATCTTCAAACTCTTGGCTGAAAGGGTGGGATTTGAACCCACGACCCCTGCGAAGGGGTGACGGTTTTCAAGACCGCTGGCATAAACCACTCGCCCACCTTTCAAATTGTCGTTAGTGGCAGGATTTGAACCTGCGACGCGTAGCATGGGCGACCACCGTTCTACCGACTGAACTACACTAACATTGAAAACCACGGATAATGATTTTAAATGTTAATCCTGACGCTTACCCGATCAGGTTAGGTTTTGGCGGCATAACCACCAGATACAACACAACTTCAGAAATTGTATTCTATCAAATCCCGCGCTTGGCGCAAGCACTTTCGCGCACAAAGTCCGCGTTTTCCTTGATGAGTTCAATTGCCTCACCTATGGGTCTGACGGTTGCATGGTTCTCCGCACACAGTCTTCGCAACCTTCGCGCCATGAGATTACACCGTCTTCTTCATATCCAACGCCCTCACAGCGCGCTATGTCGTTATTCGCCGCTTTGAGGGCAAGTGGGGGGTTATTTGTCCCCCCGTTGACTTCGGTCACGGCTGATACTCCAACGGGATCATAAACGCGAGAATTTTAAACGGCACTGTCAGCGTCACCCCTCCGTGCGAGTATTTCCAGCGAAGGATTCCTTCGTCTAAATATGATTCGCTCATACAATCAGTCCAACAGTCGGCGATGCGAACTGTCTCGCCTTCAATTTGAACGGTCAGGTCGGCGCGCAGAATCTCACGACCGTCACGAATTACTTCAGATGCGAATTCGCCGATTAGCAAGTATTTGTGCCACACGCCCGCTTTTGCGCCCGCTTTTGGTTGTGTCATTTTTTTACCGCCGTGGCATAAAAATCTTTAATAATTTTGTCGATATTCTCCGTATCAATTTCTTTTTGTGATTTTTGCCCCCAAAATGATGTGTCGATTTCTGGCTTAGATTTTTCCCACTCCCAATAAACTATATCCGCAAATCTACGTCTAGCCCCACGGTATCTTTTCAAGACCTTTCCCATCTGCAAGCCAAGCCTAAGTGGGTCATACCTACTACCCGCCGTGCAAGGGTTCAAAACACCATTGTGGCTTGATCCGACCCCATAAAAGCTCCACTCCCTGCCGCTCCGTACAGGAGCGCATAGTTTTGCCTTACTGTACGTTATAGCAAAACTCAAACCCAGTCTTTGCCCCTCGGCGTATATCCTGTCAAGATCGTCAATTATTGATTTTTTTATCGCGTCGCTGTTTTTTATCTTTACATCTCGCCCTCTATATTTGATTGTCTCGTCAATTGTTGTTGTCATGGTGTTGTCTCCTTTTCTTGTTTAATCAATTGTCGCAGTGCTTTGATTCTAGCCTCTAGCTTGCAAATCAGTTCGTCGTAGTCCTTTTGGCTTGATTTGGCTAGGTCTAGCTCGTTTAGGGCGTTATCTAGGCGGATTTCGTTTAGTGTCTTTTTCATTTAATACCAATTGCAAGTGTTTGAGATTTGTCGGCAATGCTCAATCTAACCATCCCAACCGAGCAAGTATCACTGCCGCCAATAAGCACGGCACGCGATTTTTCAACGTCACCAATCAAGTATGGGTCAGCGACGGCGAACCCTTTCACGCTGTTGTAAGCCTCATAACTTCCGATCAGCTTGCGTGGGTAATCGGGGGTCTCCCCGCGCATTCTCCAGCCTTTGTATTGGGTTTCAAAAACCTTGCCAATCCATTTTATTTCTTCTTCGGTTTTTGTCCCAAGCATCTGCCACCCTCCCAAGTCTGAAATTACGCGGTGAATAATTGGATCATCAAATACCACCGAATCCCCAGTGCCGCGAAGTCTGAGCGCGCTATACACCTTAGCCCACGCCGCACTGGCAGCGTCTATGCTATTCCCAACAAGGTATAATTTTAGGTCTGCAACCTTCGGCATCCACTTTCCAGATTCATCCGATGAATTTATGTGCGCCATGATTGCGCGCTCTATAGCTTCAAAGTCGAATTCTCGCAATCCTTCCCAGTAAATCCGCATTACAAACTTTGACATTGGCTTTTGATAGTATTCGGATAATCCAGTCATGGCAGCGGCGAATTTATGTTTGTCCGAATCAATCACAGCGCACCCCCCTCGTTCAAAAACTCCATCGCTGCGTCGTGGGTGCGTTGTCCGATTTGGCTTAAATTGCACCCTTGATTATTGTTTTTTTGCAGTTCGGTTTTCCCAATCCATTCCGCTTTAAACCCTCCCCACCCATTCTCACAGCATATGCGGATGGCATTTTCTAGGCTCATGCCAGCGGACTCAGCCTGTTTCGCAATCCCATCAAGTGCGGTCTTTGTGACAGGCAGATTCTTTGATTTTCGCAGCTTTAGCCAATCGTCAATAATTTGCTGATCATTAACACCGTATTCAGCAAGCAACGCTTGCGCTGCGCCTTGGCGCGGTGTTTTTGTTTTATTATTGGTTACTTGGTTTATTGGTTTATTGGTTACTTGGTTACGTGCTGTTTCGTGGTTGTCTGGTGCTGGTTGGTGTACGCTTTGCCACGAATCGTTCACGCCGCGTGCTGTCTCGTGGTTGTCTGGTGCTGGTTGGTGAGTTGTTTGTGTTTGCGAATAACCTCCCCTCGCCGCCCTTTTTTTCTCCTCCCGCAATTTGGCAACTTCAGTATTTTTGCTGCAATTACTTTTGTAAACATTGAAAGCGTCAATGATTTCGTCATTGACATAAACGCCGTCTTGCAGTCGAAAGCATACTTTCAGGACGTACTTGATCGCTTCGCGCTCTGACTCGCTGCGCGTCAAAGTCCAGTCGTAAGCCTCTTCTTCGGTTGGGAATTTTTCTCGGTCGTAGCACGCGTCCATTAGAAGGATGCAAGCACCGTGTTCAAGCATTGAAAGTCGTCCGTACTTCTTATGGTATTTTTCAATGTCGCGCTTCCAAAATAGCATTTTTATACCTCGTTTAGTCTTGACTCTACACCCGTGGCGTACCGCAGGTGGTTGGAGCTTTGCGCCCCGAATTCGGTCAGGTGTAAAGCCAAGATTAAACAAGGCAAAAACGGATGACCACCTTTTTACAGCGTCCCCGCCAAGGGCTGATAGCTGATTTGTGCTGCATTTTACTACGTTTTAGAGTAAGCAGGGCGGGATTTAAACCCGCGATGACCTTCCGTGTATGGGCATCTTGTTGCATTTAGTCCATTGGCTTCAACACTCGCCCACCTGCTTATTTGGTTTAATTGGGTGGAATTCCACCTAATTGAATTTGGAGCGGGTAAACGGAATCGAACCCCCATACTCTGTTTGGAAAACAGATGCCTTACCATTAGGCTATACCCGCGATACGTTTTAATTCCGTCGAATTCGACAGAATTAGAATAGAGACCTCCCCGTTTGAGCTGCGATGTTCTGCAAGCTTGGGAGGTACATCAAATTGTGACACCCTGAAGCCATCAACAACGCTGGTCGTTGTGGAGAATGCCACGGGTGCATTTTAATCTATTACAGCGACCAAAACAACTCCATACCTAGCCCTTTCATGGTGCGTCCTTTGGTGGTGTTGGAATTGGCAACCAGTGCGTAGGCTCTTCTTCGCTCTGCCAAGACTCATTGGAATCACTCTTCCAGCACTTAATGTCTTCGCGCCACTCTCCCTCTTCCCATAGGTCTTCAAACCAATAGCAATTAGTCACTCGCCCAACATCGCGGAAGAATAAATCAATTCGCGTTCCGTCCTTTGGTGGCGGGAACTTGGCGCACGGCTTTGGAATGTCCGCCCACATTTCGTAGGCATAATCGCCATAAAACCCAACACGGCTAAACAGCCCGTTTGTGTGTAATTCAATCAATCGAGCGCGGTCAAAGCTCATCTGCATCTTTTTGATGCTGCTCGCAAATCCTACAGCAGAATTTGCTCCAACTGCTTTTGCGAAGTCAGCCTTTTGGTGGTCGTTTAATCCCATAAAGTAGTCGTGCAATCGCTGCAACTCAGCGAAGTTCTTTTGTGGTTGTGTTGCCATTTTTCACCTCTTGTTGGTTAAGTTGGTGCATTATAACTCGCCTCGTTTTAATTTGTCTAGCTAGGTTTGATGGCTAGGTTTGATTAAAATAAAACATAAATATGTTTACTTTTATTTTCACTTGTATATAATGCGCAACATACCAACCAAACACTGAAAGAGGAAAGCAAGATGCCAGACCTAACCTACCGCACCGACGGCATCTTCACCAACTTTCTGCCGGAGACCAAGGATGGTGAAGACGCTTGGCGAGTTATTGCTGAACAAGGCGGCGGGAATGCGAGGGTTTTGACAATACACCTTAACAATGTGTTGTTGCAGCTTCGCAAGGCTGGTTATGTGGTACGAAAGGCAAAAAAATCGGTTTGCAATCTAAGCGATGACCAATTGCTTGCCGAATTGCTTGCTTAATTTAAATAGGAAGGCGTTGCACCGCCCATATTGAGGCTGTGGCGCAATAAAGGAGAAAAAATGAGTACAGAAATTACAGTGCCAAGCAATGCCGTTGCTGGATTCTTTGACGCACAATCGTTCGAGCTGATTCAGCGCGTAGCCAAGGCATTTTCATCGACAGATTTAGTGCCTAAGCAGTATCAAGGCAAGGTTGCGGATTGCATGATTGCAATTGATATGGCGCAGCGCATCGGCGCATCACCTCTCATGGTCATGCAGAATTTGTACATCGTGCATGGCAACCCAGGGTGGTCAAGCAAGTTTTTGATTGCAACAGTAAATTCATGTGGTCGTTATTCTTCTTTACGCTACGAATGGGCAAAATGTGACAAAGTGAGTGGCGAGTATGGTTGCCGCGCATGGGCGATTGAGCGTGACACAGGCGAACGTCTTGATGGTGTTTGGGTGACATGGGATATGGTTCGTGCTGAAGGTTGGCATAATAAAAATGGGTCAAAGTGGAAAACGATGCCTGACATCATGTTCACTTATCGCGCAGCGGCATTTTGGCAGCGCGCATACGCTCCTGAGCTTGGCATGGGCTTGTCCACGGCAGAAGAAATGCACGACGTTTACGACGTTGACGAGGATGGAGTTGTGACACAAGCAAAGGCAGCCACACACAATGTGCGCGATGTGACTCCAGAAAAGAAATTTTCACTTACAGAAATGCCGCAAGAGTTTTTTGACCGAAACGCGCCTAAATGGAAGGTTATGGTTGAAAACGAAGAAGCTACACCTCAAGAAATCATCCAAAAACAAAGCCTGCGCTACGTTTTGACGGCTGCGCAAATCGACGAAATAAAAGCATGGGGAGAAGTGAAATGAAAAAGGTATTTTTGACACAGGGAAGTAATGAATGGCACGCGCACCGCGCAAATTGCTACAACGCATCCGAAGCGGCGGCGATGCTTGGGATTAGCCCATACACCAAGCGCGATGATCTGATTAAGCGTTATGCAACAGGCATTCAGCCAGAATTCAGTAATTCTACCATGCGCATTTTTGAGAAAGGGCACGAAGCCGAAGCAATGGCGCGCCCTATTGTTGAGGTGCGCGAGTTTGGCGGTGAAGCACTTTATCCTATCGTTGGGCGAGATGTTAGACCAGAATTTGAAAAGTTATTGTCCGCATCGTTTGATGGAATTACTGACGATGAACGCTTTGCATGGGAGCATAAACAATTCAACAAATCTCTTTTTCAGTCCGTGCAAAATGGCATCTTGCCTGAAAATCACTACCCGCAAGTGCAACAAGGATTGTTGATCAGCGGTGCTGAATACTGCATCTTCACTGTCTCTGACGGCACGGAAGAAAATATGGCTTCGATGAAGGTCTATCCTGACGCTGACTGGTTTAATCGCATCATCAACGGCTGGGCGCAGTTTGAAAAAGACGTTGCGGAATACCAGCGCAAAATGAAGTCGGGCGAGCTGGAAGTGATTGCGGAAAAGCCAGAAGGCACTCCAATCGAAGACTTGCCTGCGATTTTCATTTCTGCAAAGACTGGCGGAATTATCCGAACTGACATTGACCGAGCGGAAATGGCACTCAAACGGCAAATTGAGAGCGCAAGCAAGGTGCTTTATGTAACTGATGCGGATTTTGCCGATGCGTCCGTTTACGCGAAGTCGATGCGCAAGTTTGCCAAAGATGCGATTGCGGCAAAAGAGCAAATGATTAACCAACCATCTGACGATGGCGCGGTGATGTCGCTTGGCGAAATGGCGAAAAAGCTGGATTACATCGCCGAATTGGCTAATAAACACGCATTGCAAATTGAAAAAGACTGCAAAGCCAACGACTTAGCCAAAAAAGAAGCCATGATCAATGCCGCAGCGGTCGAGTGGAATGACCACATCTCCGCACTTGAATCTGAAACCAAGCCTATCAAAATCCCAACGCCACGCCCAGACTTCGGCTCGGCAATCAAAGGTAAGCGCAATTACGCATCAATGCAGGACGCGGTCAATACCGCCCTTGCGATTGGCAAAGCTGACGCT